ATCCCTTCATTATATTTCTCCAATAATTTATAATCAACACGAGGGTAACGATAGAAATGGTCGCCTTGATGTGTTTCAGAAACAATCTTGAATATATTATTCAAGCCTGTCTGATTCTGTGCTATCAAAACTAGGTGGCGACGGGCTTTAATTAAATTACTCTTTTGCTTCGAGGCGCCCTCGTCTTCTGTTACTAGTCGACCATCATCTTTTTCAAGACCCTTGGCTGCCTTCTTGTCGGCCTTGGCCTCCTCATATGCTTCCTTCCACTTTGCGATAGAGGGAACAAAATAGGCCTCGACGCCAAATATTGGCTTGAAAGTTTTACCCTCGGCCTTCATCTTTTTCGCATGAAGCACTTGATACGAAGTGCCATTCATATTTCCGTGATCTGTCAGCGCCAAGGCGCCACAGCCATTCTGATATGCAAAATCCATATGATCTTGCGGATATCCAAAGCCATCAAATGGCGATCCAACAACACTGTGTGCATGTAATCCTACAAAAGGAATATTTGATTTTGTACGTTCCATAAGTACCCTCTCTGTTTCTATATTATAGTAATAGAAACCTAAGAGTAAAGAGATAAATATCTTTCGCCGCGATCATAAAGAAAAGTGATAATTGCCCCAGGGCCCTTGTGAGTTTCGGCACATTGTTCTGCTGCCAATATATTGGCGCCGGAACTAATGCCAACCAATAAGCCATTTAAAGATAATTCTTTGGCCTTTTCTATTGCGTCATCAGTTTTAATATAGATAATTTCATCAATAAAATCAGGATCTACCAAATAATCTCCGCCGTCTCCAATGCCCTGTATTCCATGATTTAAGGCATCTTCGGCTGGCTTGACCTGTATGACCCTGATATCTTTATTGATTCGTTTAAGGGCCCTTCCCACGCCCATTATGGTGCCTCCAGTGCCTGCACCACAAATTAATACTTCTGGCTCCTTTCGACGGTCAATAAATATTTGTCTTATAATTTCACGAGCAGTTGTTTTCTCATGGCATTCAATGTTTAATGGATTCTCAAATTGGTTCAAAGACCACCAATCATTATTATCGCGGACAAGCTTGTCCCTTAGCGCAATTGCGGCGGGGAAATCATTCGGGCCAACTTCAATTATGTCTGCTCCGTGAAGCCGCATTAACTCTTTACGCTCCTCAGACATATTGATAGGCATTATAATTTTTACTTTATAGCCTTTTACAGCACCAAGCAAAGAGAGAGCAATACCAGTGTTGCCGCTCGTCGCTTCAACCAAAACAGTGTTTTCATTAATTAAGCCTTTCCTTTCAGCGTTATTGAGTATATATAGTACAATCCGATCCTTAATGCTTCCTGATAAATTAAAAGTTTCTAACTTTGCGAAAATATTAGATTTTAATTCAACTATTGGTGTATTGCCAACAAGATCTTCGATGTTCATTTTGTTCCTCTAGTCATCCATTCCGACAGGATTAATTTCATTAGCATTTAAAAGACTTTTTGGGATTGGATAGACATTCTTTCCTTCCGAAGATATATAATCAGAATATAAATCCCAGGTGTCGATTCTATGATATTTTTCAAGATCGATATAAATTATATTATCAGTATCCATAGTATCAAATATTTGACCCAAAGTAAAGAATCTATATGAATATCTTTCATTAATAGGTAATCGTTTTCTATCTTCATGATCAAACAAGCCCGTGGATTTTTCTCTTACCTCGGTGATAAATTGTTTTAAATCTTCATGATCAAATGTAAATCCCAAATACTCGCCGTCAATAATAGTTTTACCATCGTAACGATATAAAACTTTCTTATTTTGTTTCGTGGAAATTTCATTACGATTTTGACGTGGAATCCAATGAGGATAAACTCCGTATGGAAATGCCACGTAAAATCTATGAGGAGCTAGCCACGTACTTATTGCTCTGCTGGTTTTGTCAGCTATTTTAGCACCATACAAGATTGACCATCCGTAACAATCTCTTTTATTTCTATCTCTCGGATGAATCGGAACATATTGAATTGGAATCAATTTCTTTTTTTGGCTCTTATCACGATCAAAATGTCGATAAACCCATACTGGATCGTTCACGTAGTCACCCAATCGATATCTTAAAAGTGGCTGCATATCGTCATTGCAGATAACCCAAACTGTTTCGCAGCCTGCATATGCACATTCGAGAACAGCTCTCTCAACCGCCAGATAATCTTTTCCAATTGGCATCATACAATCATGCCAGGGAAAATTAAAATCTAATTTTGGGCCGGCGATGGGGACGATGCCAGCAAGATGGAAGCCGGCACTCACCTATATTCTCTGGTATCCAAGGTATAATTATTTTTTTCTTTCATTACTTCTTCTTTAATTTTAAATACTTGGCGCTCAAGCAGCTGCATTTTTATTGGATAACGATATGTTCTTGTATGTTTCGTTCCTAGTATACCTGCCTTTGTCATAATATCAATTGTTTTAAGGCGCGCCATTGTTGAAGTATAATCAACATGACTTAGATCTTCTTGTGAGATAAAAGACATCGAAACGCAATCTTTGTATTTTGGCAAATTAATTTTAGGAAAAAAATAAACTCTATTTACAAAATCATCCTCATCTTCCAACATTAAGTAATCATGATTTGTCCCAGATGTAACGCGGAACCAATCACACACACAGTAACTTTTAATACTAATTTTATCGAATGGAAAGTTTTCAATATTTTCATCATCAAAAAATTTAATATTTTTATAAAATATGGCGTATTTTCTATTATGACAAATTACTTCTATCGTATCTTCGTTGATTCGCATGAAAGTAATTTTATCACCAAAAGGATTCAACCCTCGCAAAGATAGATCTGTGGTAATGTCCTGCCACTTTTCATGTTCAAACTCTCCGGAAAAAAGCTTCTTAAACTTAAAAAAGTCCGGCTCTTTATTAAAAAGAATCGGACAATTTGTTTTTTGGGCATGTCGTACAGCAGACAATGTTGTACCAATTACAACATTATCCCACGTAAATTCAACAGCCATTCGCCCTTTTGATTTTAATATTTTTGTGCCAACGCTTAAGCACGCGGAGGTGGTTTGGTGTTTGGTGACATCGACCGCCTGCTTTCTTATAGCGTATTCCGGTTACCCACGCCGCCACCCAAATCCTGACATCGGTTTTATGGCCACACCTACGTTTAATTTTTGGTATTTGTCTCACAATATGTCGCATCCAACTTCTTGCTGCAGCTTCTGGGTCTGTTCTATCGAGCCCGGGAAACATTTTTTCGTATATTGGCCACATTTGTAATATACCAATAGCCATTGGTTTCTTTTTGCTTTTACTAAACTTTCTGTCTCCCTTCGCTTTAGGATTGTAATTACTTTCCTGACAGGCAGCTGCCAAAATCATTCCTCGAAGTTCCGGCGGAACATTAAACTCTTTTTCAATCTCAATTAACTTTTTTAATATCTTAATATCAACTTTTTCTGGATTTACGCCGCGGCAATTGTGAATTGCCTCCGACAAAACTTCTTCATAAGTTGGCGTGTCGATATCATAAGTCTCAACATAAACTTCTGGTGGCATTGTAGCCAACGCCATTAAAAATAAATAACTCATCTAATTCTATTCTCCCTATAGGCCGTGACAGCGGTAGGCCACAATCCGATTATCAGATCTAATACGGCTTCAGCAACTTTCTGAATTTCCCATTGTGCGCCTTTGTGTGTTCTTAAGTCTATAAATTTAAGTAGGTTATTCAAATTACAAGTACCGTAATATTCTGTATATAAATTTTGTGGTAGTATGCCGCGAGCCTGTTCGCGACACACACCATTTTTGATTAATTTTTTGTATAAAGCCAGTGATGCCATATGATGAGACATTATGGCGTAAGATGCTCTGTGGCCACCGTGAACCGACTTAGGATCTATTAGTGGATCATCCAGGTCGTCTATATTGCTAGCCTGTCGGTCACTTTCGTGCTGTGTTCTAAAAAGTCTTGGTTCATAAAACTTTAAATCTATATCAGTGTAGCGACGACTAATTTCGTTATAGGACCATGTCCTGTGGCGATGATGTTGGCTGCGGATAAACAAAGGTACCACAAACCTAAATGTAGCAACGTTGTGCTCAAAGGTTGATGTGTGTTTATGCTTAACCAAGTAGTTAATGAGTTTTTTGTCTTTTTCGTCAATTTCATTTTTATGTTTTCCAAAAGAGACGCGAGCAGAATTAACAACTGTAAGGTCAGAGCCCATATAATCAACCAGCTCTACTGCGCCTGTTCCGTCTCCATAAAGTTCAATTCGTTTCATGAATAGTACCCAATACATAGTTCTCTAAAAGAAGAAAAGATTCTTTTCCAGCGAGGGTTATACTTTCAAGCATATTTGTTGAATATACTACTGTATCTCCTTCGTACGCGTCGACCGTGCAGTCTTCTGACTTGCTGATTACCAAAGCAACACCAAACGGGTTTTGCTCTTTATAATCATCCGGTAGAAGAATGGATGATTCTTCTATTTCATCTTCTTCAAGAGGCTCAACTAAAAGGTGCCTGTTGCAAGGCTTCAATAACATTCGTTCCCCTAACTAATCTTCTTTTGTAGCTTATCAAAAATCTCGGTAAAATCATCGATATTTTCGCCCTTCTTGAGCATTCGATAGGCACGTAAGCCTTGGCTAATCTCCTGTTTCGAAAGCCAGCCATTCTCAACATAATTCTTCTTGAGATCCTTCTTGTGCTCCTTATAGGGCTCCATCTCTAACTCGACGGCCTGAAAGGCCTTAAAATACTCAATCAAATAATCGTTTGTTTCATCAGACATGTTTTCCTCCTTGATGTCTTGACTATATTATACGTACTATTTTCTCAAAGTCAACGCTTTTCTACATTATTTCGCAAGAACCACCAGAACAAGCTAATTCACCCTGCAGGTCTGTATTATCTTCAAGTTCAACAACTTGAACTAAATCAACATCTTCTAAACAATCATATAATACTTGATATTTTTCTTTAGAGCATTCTTCAAACGGAGGCTGCACGTAGGAATGGTCTTCATAGGGGAGTACCGAAAGACCATTGTAATAATCGCGATTTTCCCACATCCAATCTCCCACATCAACCCACTCATCCTTTCTTATCGAAAGAGTGGCGGAAATATTATGAGTATTTTGTCCTCGACGTGTTCCTGGCCGGACCCACTCATTTGTAACATGTTTAATCCTCTTAAGAAGCTGCAACGCACTTTCTTTACGTGTGACCGCGCATTCCGGTGCCTTTTGCGGAACTGTAATAACTGCTGTATCATGAGGCCTGAAATATTCATCTTCAACCAATTCAGGATGATAAATTAATAAATGTGTGTAAATCGATTCATTTTTTGCGACGCGAATTCTTCGTAAATAATAATCGCTATGCCATGGATGAATTCCACTTGAAGTTCCGAGAGTTAAAGAAGTGGTGCCGGCCGGCTTTACGGTTGTACAGCGCGCTGCGCTTTTAATTCCAATTAGCTTGGCAACTCTTGCATTTTCTTTTTTAACAGCAGCAGCTGCCTTCTTCATATCAAGTTCTACAACTTTTCCAGAGGCAATGCCGGTCATCGAAACACCGATAAGTGCTTCTTTTTCAGTTTGTTTCTGCCATATATCACGAAGATAATGAAAATCCGTATATCCAGCCTGGAGGGTGCCAATTAGACTGGCTGCCCTGGCTCTATCTTCGTATTCTTTTTGGGTCTCAAGATCCGAAGTATTTACCTCGGTAAGATTACAAAATTGATATGGGCGCAAAGCAATCTCGCAGCATGGGTTCGTTCCCCAATCCTTATCATTTGAAAAATAAAAACCAGGCTCTCCGCATCCACTAGCCTTTACTCGATCCCATAAATCTATAAAATATTCTTTTGTAATTCTGTGCCTGAGAAGGACTACTGAATTGTTGGCTCTTCCTCTTTGTGGGTTTTTTTCCCACCAGTTTCCAGTTTTGGCAGCAAGCATTTCATCGTCGTCGGCCGAAAAAAGTGATATAAGAGCAGCACGACGAATCCCCCCGGCAAGAACAGCATCAGCAACGTGGCAAACAATATCATGAACTTCAATAGGGCGTAATTTATCACCAGTCTCCTTTTCGGCCAATATGCCTTCAATTTTAACAAGGCACTCGCGCAAAGGTTGCGGGCCGGGGGCCTTGCCGCCACTAGTAACTAGTGAGGCGCCCTTCGGACGGATATCAGAAAAATCAAATCTTAAGGGGGTACCTCCAAAAAAATAACTTTTTATTAAAGTTTTGACAGCGTCGGCCCAGCCCTCAATTGAATCACCAATCAAGTATCGTTTTGTTCTTTTCGATACAGGCTTTTGAATCTCAGGAAGCTTCTCAATGTGGTGCTTTTGTACGCTAAATCCAACACCTGTTCCCCCAAGTAAGAGAAACATTGTTTCACTAAAAGAAAGCCAATCATCAACAGGAAGATAGGCACAATTATAGATACGGTTAGGAGCGACCTCAATGGGCTTACCACCGAACTGCATAGATCGCATAGACGGGAGGACTTTTTTGTCGTATACATACTGATAAGCATTTTCGATCTCCTCCTCAAGTTGAGGGTATTTCTTCAGATGCATATTTTTATTTCGTGTAACTAGTTCTCCCCAGGTCTCGCGGCGCTTTTCTTTCTTCAAGTAGCGTGCGTATTTCATATAAACCGTGATGTCTGATAGGATCTTTGATGATAGCTCCATTAATATGTTCCTCCTTGTTTTCTGTGCTTTTTATATTTGTCGCGAAGTTTTTGATTTAAATCTCCAGGATCTGAAGCTGGCAAAATATTACCAATTTCAGTTTTATCGATAACTTGCAATTTTACGCACGATGTGTCCATGTGCATAGAAAATACTAGTCCATCGGGACCATTACGATTTTTCGCAATAAACATTCTAGCTTGATTGGAGTTTTTATCTTTGATTGTTCTCGAAATAGAACAAATAAAATCTGCTACAAAGCATTTATTGAAGGCTTCCGAAATTGATTCCATAGTTACGACTTCTGCATTTAATCCTGAGCGATTCGTTTGAGATGCTGTCCAAATTGGACATTGTTGTTCTTGAGCAATTGCTCGTAGATCTTCATAAATAGATTCCAGTTCATTCCTTTTCTCTTTGTAAGTTTTGGCCGAACGGAGCAAATCAGCGTAATCTACTATAATCATGTCGATTTTTCGATTTTGTTTTTTTAATTTTTCTAAATGTTTTTTTATTGTGTTGGGAGAAGCAGTTTTGGTGGGGTATTCTTTAATAACAAGAGAGCCCTTAAGATCTGCAATATTTTCGAGCACTTCGTCCTTCCTATCAAACAATTGACTCAAAGGAATACCAGTTGTGCAACTATCATAACGCTGCCCGGTCACTGCTTCTGATAATTCAAGAGTATAGTGAATAATATTTTTGCCTTCTTTGACCGCAGCAGACCCAATATGAGCCAGGGCCATGCTTTTTCCAGCTCCAGTTGGCGCTATTACAACTCCTAACTCGCCAGAACCTAGGCCTTTTTTAAGAATATTATCAATCTTATTCCATCCTGTTGTGACAGGATTTCGAGCTTTGATTTCATAGCGAGCTTCAAAATCTTTTAGAAAGTCATGGCCGAAATTATTATCCGTCCCAAGCTTTAAAGCCTCGTCAATAACTTGTTTTACTTCATCAAAAGACGAATTACGAATCAATTCTACCGATTGGACCAGGGCCCCTTTTAATTTTTGCTTTTTGCAAAAATCTAAACTCGTGTCTTTGATGTACTCCGTATCTTTGACATTGCGGGCTTCACAGCGTACGTAATAATCGCGAACCTGCTTTTGTAATGCAGGGGAATGGTGCTGTAGCTCCGTACGTATAATCGACGTAAAAATACTTGTTGATGGATGTATCCCATATTGTTTCCTATAATCAAAGACACGCTCAATAAAGGCGCGCAAGTACTTTAATTCAAAAAAGTTTATATCTAATACTTCTTCAATTTGATCACAGAAAGGACGATCTTCAAATATTAGCTGTGCTAATGATTCTTGAAAAGCCTTTCCATACTTGGAAAAATCCACACCCTCAGTCATTTTATCCTCTTACTGTTTCGCCATTCTCTGGAAAGCCTGAAACATCCCAGAGAAACTTACCTGTGCAAATTCATCACGCATCATCATCTTCATAACATTCATTTTATTAAAAGTCAAATCTGGATTTTGTATTACTTCCTGAATCTGCTTTTTATTATCAATAGATAATTGTGGCGCATAAAGTTGCATCATCTTATAATTTAATCTAAGAACGCGTTCGTTATCGACAACCTCTTTCCACATTTTTCTTTTGCTGATTGCTTGATTCTCCCGACAATAATCTAGCAATTCATCAATTGTAACTTGTTGGTCGCTATTAAATTGCGGAAAATCCTTTTTGATTCGTCCTTCGCCGACACCAGAAATTCCCGGTAAATTATCACTTTTATCACCAATCATTGCTTTTGCCAAAGCAAAATTATGAGGATGTATCTTAAATTCACTAAGAACAGTCCTGCTGTTATATACGCGGTTCTTCTCGACTGGTCGCATCAACACTGTTTTACCAGAAACTAGTTGATAAAAATCCTTATCGTTAGATATGATTACCTTTTCACAATTTTCTAGTTCCGACATTTGGCAAACATATGCCACAATATCATCCGCCTCGACGTTGTCAAAGCGAAATTGAATTACTGGCATCTCATTGAAATATTCAATCAAACGAAGTTCCTGAAAGAAACGATTCTGTTTTGCCTCATCATCACTTAAATGATGAAATGCGCGATTTAGACGAATGGGGGCCCGGCCGGCCTTATAGTCTTTCTTCATTTGTTTGCGCTTAAGCGAGCCGCCTGCCCCATCCCAGCAAATAACAATATGATCTGGCTTTACATCGTTGCAAAGCTTTTGCATTGACTGCAGTGTACCCTTGATACCACCAATCGGACCCCACTGGGATTCTGATGGATTAATTACGTAATTACGCAAAAATAGGTTAAGTTGATCGATGACCAACACCCTTCCTTTAATTGACATTTTATTTCCTATTTATAAATTCGACTGAAATATTTTAAAGCCTTCACTGGTATAAAAGAATATACACCTTCAATTTTTCTAGCTTCTGTCGACATTTTTCGGAGTTGCGCTTTAAGATTGTTTCCCAGCAAGAAGAAGCGTACATTTAGTGTAACACGTTCAACAGTATCGGAAACTGGTTTTGAGGGTACCACAACATCGACAATTGTAATTCCGCAGACTCCTCGTAATTTGTCACTGATAATTGTTAAATTTTCAGCGCGAGAAAGCCTCATCACTACAGTTGCTTCATAAAGTCCCTCATCGAGTACTTCCTTTACTAAGTTTCTGAGATTCATATACTATAAGTAGTCTTATAATTACAACTTGTACATTTCAATGGTGCCTTCGTTGGTAGAATAATATACCTTTTTGACTCCAGTAAACTTAAGCACATCATGACACATGGGACATGGCTTTGAAAGCCTGAGTTCACCCATACGATTCACTCTCACAACAAAAATATTGGCACCCGCTGTTTTTGAGCGATCAACTCCGGCTACGCATCCCAACTCAGCATGATGAGTCGCCGGTCCGCACCCTTGTTGACGAAATCTTTCTCCAAAGGCGCTAAACTTATCTTTGTTGAAAGCAGCCTTAATAATGGAGCCCCCCTTGATGAGGACTGCTCCGTGCTTAATCTTGCCATAGTTAGAATTTGAAGCCATATTTTGCGCTAATCGTAAATAACGCTTAATCTTCTTTGAAATTCTAACTTCATCACCTTCAATGGTGTTGCGAATCTTAAAAGGCTTGTCGCTCTCCTTGTCCACTGTATTCTCCTATACAAATATTATAAGAACACTTTGTCATGAGACAATGCGAATATTTTCAGATTCATCCTTATCGAGGGGGCCCCAGCTCTGAACAACAACTTCGTCCATTATCTGCAATACTCGCGATCTAAACTTTTCATTCTTAATTTTCTCGTGCCACTTGGTAAATTGAAACTTTTCTGACGTACCGTCTTCATGCACCAGGGTATACCATGCGCCGTTACGCTGCAAATGTTCAGATGGCTGGATTGCATCAAACCAGCTTTCTTCGTCACATATTCCAACGTTGCCACCCCAAAGAATCTTAAATGTGCACTCTCGCCCTAGAGATCCGAAACGTGACTTCTTAATTCGAGCCTTAACTTCAGATCCAATCTTGTAGCCGTGTTCATCGGTAACATACGACGCTTTCGCTTTTCGCACAGTGAGCCAAATTCGTAAAGAATATGAATATGGCAACGCTTTGCCCCCGGGTGTGACATATGGTTCTGTCATCAAAGAAGCGCGATCGGTTGTAATATTTGTCTTTAACTGGTTCAAAGCCAGCAAAGTGCACTGATTGTTAGCAAGAGGTATTGTCATCTTCTTCATTGCCTTAGACAAAAGGCGCGCCTTATAGCCAATAGATGATTGCGGATCAAAATCCTCATCTAGCATTTTTCTGGTTGGTGTCTGGGCTACGCTATCCCAGACAAATAAAATTTTCTTATCGGTTTCGCCCAAGAGCATTTCCATGGTCTCATACACAAATTCAACAGTTTTTGCCTGGGTGTAGACAATGTTGGCGACGTCGCAGCCGGCTTGTGCCAGAAACGCCGGATCGAGCGCTGATTCTGAATCGAAATAAACAACCGAGATTCCCATTTTTTGGGCATTTGCAGCAATTTGAGCCGCCATATAAGATTTACCTGACCCCTCCAGGCCGGCCAATTCTGTGATTTTACCAACAGGAACTCCGCCATTTATATTACCGACACAAACAATTTTATTGAGCCATGTTGATCCGGTTGGAATCCATTCTTTGACTTCTGTTGGATTGTCCTTTGTAAGATCATAAGCAAGAGTTTCGCCTGCCTTTTTGTTGATTAAATCTCTTAAACTTGTTGTGTCTAATCTACCGTTTGTATTCTTTTTCTTAGCCATTTGTTCCCTCGGATTAAAAATGAGGCCTCTGTTAACCCAGGCCTCCCTGCGGCCATCAATTAGGACTTCTTCTGTACAAATTGATAAAGCTTTTCAGCTTCACAAATGACTTCTTCCGTCGTCACCTCGCTCCACTGTTTTGTTTGCTCAAAGCGCATATGCGCATTTTGCTCACAAATATCCTTGGCCAAGCCAAGCAAGCCTTCGCGAATTTGATATCCGCTTCTGTTGTTTTCACTCATAATAAACTCCTGTGTGTGTGAAAATTTGAGGCCTCTGTAAACCCAGGCCTCCCTGCGGTTGAGGGCATCATCGTCTAAAGAAGCCTTTTGACGGGTTATCTTTCGTCGGGGCGGTCGCTGAATCAGAGTACTGTTTACTCTGTGAAACGATTTCAGCCCAATCATATCTGTGGATACTGGCCTTCGGAAGCGTCTTCATAAAAGCGCCCGCCTCGCGAAAAACCTTTACACGATTAGAAAGAGAGCCAGGATTGATCTTTGGCTCCTTGACTGTTCCGTTCTTGTCAGAAATGAGAACATTTTCTCCGGAGAACTTATTCCAATGCTGTCGCATATGTTTTACAAGCTCTCCCATAGAGTTAGATTGATTCCATAGGTGCATAAATAGAAGCGGTTCCATTACATAGTAGCCGCTCATTCTAATAAAAGTCGGTGAGTTGTTATCCATTTAGAAGATCCTTGAATGCTCGATCGGTCGGACTATCACTCTTCTCATAACGAGTCGATTCAGTCGAGACATCTTCGGCATCATCCTGACCAAGGAGGAATTCGTCAAGCATGGTGCGAACCTCTTGCGGGGTCTTACGCTCAAAAACGTCCTCGAAATTAGGAATAGAATCAAGCCAAGCGTGAGTCTTATCCTCATCCGCGGACAAAGCAGAAGTCTTGCGACGAGGCGTAATCGACGTCTGTGGAAACTGCGCTCCAGGGGGCTTGCCATAGTTGATGACAAGATCGGTTCCCTCGGCAGTATCAGTGATATCGCCGTAATCAGGGTTTAATACTAGGCTAAGCAGCTCCTTATAGGCTGTCTTGCCATACCCCCAGATCTTGACGCCCTGGTCCTCATGGCCCCTTACAATGACCGGTGTGAAGAATCGCTGGCGGGCACCAAGCTTCTTGGCCATTCGCGTATTATCTTCACCGCCTTCGCGATAAAGCTGGCGGATAAAATCATCCAGCGGATCTTCTTCGCCGAAGTTCTTCTTCGGGCTCAAAAAGCCCGGGTTGTTTCCGACGTTGTAGTGAAACCAATACTCCTTGAAAGGATCGCCATCGGCAGTCGGCACCAGGCGAATGGTGGTCTCTCCATCATCAGGACGCCAAAAAATATTCTTGCCGCCTCGGTTCTCAAGCGCGTCCATCTTGGCGCGCATCTTCTTTATATCAATACCCATTGTAAACTCCTTTTGTTTTGTCCATTAAGGTATAGTCAACTCGATTAATTTATCGAGCCGCTTATTGTGTATATACTATAGCAACACTATGCATCGGAGTCAAGGGGAAAATCAAATTTTTCTTCCTGAATCATTGACGCGTATGAACAGGAATAGATATAATTTCGATCATATTCATTCTCGTAAATTGAATATGAAACTTTCATCTTATCTGTCATGTAGGATCTAACTTGCTCTTTTATGTTTTTTATTAATGATGCGTCAGATTCCAGATTTTTCTCACATATTGAATAATACAAATGTTTTTCCCTCGGAAACTTTAAATTATATAGTAGAGATTCTTTACCATCCGCCTCAATCAGCCCAAAAGTCGCTATTTTACACATTTCTTGGGGCACCGTATGTGTTTGAATGATTGGCTTGATATTCTGAAAAACATTATACATATGGTACGTTGTTGCGATCAGTTCATTAATTTTATTGAAATAATTCTTAACTGTTAAATTTTGTAGAATTTCCTCACATTGAGAATTTGAAACAACAAATATCTTATTTAATAAGTCCGAACGTGCATATTGTTGCAAAACATGAAAAACCAGACGTTCTTGTTTGTAGGCCAGATCCGACAATAAATCGATATCAGGCTTCACGTACAAAACAGATATATCTGAGGTGTTTAGTTGTTCGAGAAGCGACAACACGCAACCAGAAATCATTCCAGAACCTCCTAAGATAAGTGTATACGGACCTGGCAATTTCTTAAGAAATCTCTTTATTGATGGAAAATTTTCTTCATATTTTTGATGACTCTCTTGTGGCGGCACAAGTTTAAATCTTTTTTCATTGCGATCTTCCGAATCGATGTATAGCACCTCATATTGAGGATATTCATCTAATTTTTTGGCAATGTTACAGCCAGCATTTCCTAAACCAATAATCGTTGACATTATATTTTTCTCATGTTTCCAAAATCTTTACCCAAAGAAATGTTTGTTTTAAATTTTCCAAAATCTGTATCCGAAAATATTTCGATAATTTCATTTAATTTATTTTTTTCAGCCTGGTCAACATCAATAACGATGCTATCATGAATAATAAAGGCAATAAAAGACTTTTCAAGCAATTTGCTTATTTTAATTGCTTGTTTGAGCACCAAATCGCTGGTTGTACTTTGAATAACATAATTTAATGCTTTTCTCTCTTCAACAGCAATTTTTCTGTTATAAAGGGTTTTTATAGATTGACCATCATAACAATAATCTAAAATCTTTTGTTTATCAAATATCTTTTCCAACTTCTTGTTTGAGGCCTTCATATTGTAGAGCCAAGCAAATGTTTTTTCTTTGGATTTTTCCCTCGAAATTTTATTATTAAAAACAGTTTCCAGAATCCAATCATGAATATCAATTGTTGGCTGATCCATTCCCAAAAGGCCAAACGCAACCCTCAATTCTGCAGAATTATAATCAAGCTCCAAAAATAAATCATTTTGAGGCTCAATTATTGCTCGACTTTCCTTGTTCATCGTCAATATAGGAAAACTATTAAAAGTTGTTGCCAGTCTTCCGGTCTTTGTTTTCCATGGATCATAGCGAACTGTTTTCGACATAAATGCCTTCTTTTTTAATATTGCCCGTGATTTTACATTTGTAGGATCGATCTTATCCCAATTTAAATTAAGCTCTCGGGATTCAATGTTAGCAACAAATTCAACAATATTTTTTATTAAATCATAATTCTCTGGCTTCTCGTAATTTTCAAATACCCACTTGCATATGTCATTTTTTAAATTGCAATATTTTATTAAAAATTTTTGCGGCAAAAGATCATAAAAACAAACATCGTCTAAATTTAATTTAGCAATCTGAAAACTAATGTAAAAATTGTGCATCTTTGCTTGTATCGCCAGCCAGTCGACCTTCAAGTGTTCTGGGCATGCATCATCCAATTCTTGCCCAAGAGCATAGATTTGAGCATAATCAACGTTTCTGTCACCAACAACTTTATTTTGTTTCCAAGTCATATTATATTTTTCGGCAACTTGCTCTTCGAAAGAGCCATCGCAGTAAAAATTTACACAACCATTTTTATTATCGAGCACTTGAAATAACATAAACACATTATAGCAACATTTTAGAAAAAATCAATAAGATTCTTGTGGTGTGTGGCTTATTTTGCATATGTTATGACAAGATTTCGTGCCGGCGTCTTATGGATGCCAGATTTTGCTAAAACACGAGTTCTGTTATATTCACTTAGAAAATAAACTTTCGTTATCTTATTCAAATATCCGTATGCGTGATCTGGAGACCTAGATCGATAGAGAGCCTTGGCTCGTTTAATTATCTGTTTTATATCTTGTTCTTCCAGATCATGCTTGAGTTCTAAAAGCCTGAATCTAAAAACCTTTTCCATCCAATAATTTTCGTAAGTGTAAACATCATTTTTTTCATGATCTGTAAGCTCTTTTCTATAAACATTTTTATCCAAAAGACCTCCGACATTGTTTTTACAAACATAAAACTTAGATTCTGTATATTTTGATTTATATTGAAGTAAGCTATCGTACATGGCGTACATATAGTTTCTTATCAGGCTATAATCCAAAATAAATGTTTTTCTATAATGATTATCAAAAACGTTTTTTGGACCATACTGGTATGTAACATCAAAAACCGGCTGAGCCATCATAATTTGCATTGATTCAGAATTTAAATTAGCAATAAGCCGCCATGGCATATTTCTATCAATCACGAAACCAAATTTATTTGCTAACTTTTTAAAATTATTAAAGTTAATATCACCAACAAAAATATCTTGTTTTGGGAGATCTTCCGATGGTCTTGCGCGAGCCAGATCAATCATCAGCCCACTACAGTTCGCTGGAGCCAGATTGCTAGCAATAAAACTGGAAAATGTAAATGGCGACCCTTTCACCGCAACGTTGTTTCTTATGTGTATAAAAAATTCTTCCACAAATTCATTAAAATTTGAAATACGATGCTCTATCCTCTTCGCTTCCAAATGAAGAACGAACATATCAAATAATCCAACCATATACTTGTGATATGGCTGATGCTGTCCTTCCCACGCCCTAACAGGAGAAAGTGCTCTAAGTATTGTTTTTTGATTTGGTATGGAATTCTGCTTTAAAAGAGTTTTCATCTCAAGCATCAATTGATTATAAGCTATCGAAATAAAATTTAAAGTATAATATGTTCTGTTATCCTTTGTCTGTAAGGATCTCAGTTGACTTTCGCGAGCAACAATAATATTTCCTTTTCTGTCAATTTTTCCATATAAGTTTCTGTCATACCACAAATCAGCAGTTCCAATTTCAGGCGGCCGAGAGAATTGTTGTTTATCAACCAAAACATCTTTCTTATATTTTTTTCTATACGCGTACAAGTCAATCGCACTTGATTGATTTGTTGCTAAAGATTTTGGTGGTAAAAATATTGGCATTTAATTTATCCTTGTGTTGTTTTAAATATTTTCTGTCTTTGGAAAGTATTGTTTAATATTTCATCATCGCCTAGGCCAGAAACTACCCATCCCTCTGCTATATAATTATGTTCGCTGCCATAAACATCTCTGCCATCTATCTCTAGGTTGTACCAAATATCAACATGTTTGTATTCAAATTCCACATTATCTAGTTCTTTCATTTCAAGCCACTGGCCATCGACATAAAGTGGATGAGTTGGCTCTCCGATTAGGTTGCCCAGCTTGGCTATTTCAATAGTTTGGTTGGTAGGGTGAATTAAGTGTTCTGTCACAACGCCTTCTACATATTTGTCATCTTTTAATGAAAGCACGATATCGCCAACAACAATATCTTTAATGGCCTTGGTTGTACCGTCATACATGGAAATTAAAGTTTCGGCAATAAAGCACAGGCCGCCGCCCTGGGTGATCTCGCTGATGCGGCGATGTTGGACCAGGCCGGAACATGTTTCGTGTGTAGAGCCCTCATTAAGACATTCATAATAGTCGGTCTTTTCATCATCAGACCAATCTTTATCAAAGTCTGGGCTTTGGCTGCGGCCGCGGGCTTCTTCTCGGGATGAATACGTTCCCGGTGGACCAGGGCTCGGGATCCCTGCGCCGGCCGGTGTCCCCGATGCTGCTGGGGCCGCGTCTGCTCCACCTGGAGTCTCCGCAAATATTGCATCTGGTGTTTCTGCTATTTCATGATCTGAATCTGGGCATATACCACTTGAATTAAACATACATCTAAGCCTCGTAGTATAGCCAGAGGGAGTCAATTGCCCCATGACATTATAAATGTTGTAATAGCCTCCGAGGCCAATTGTGCGTGCAACGTCAGATTTAACGCCCATTGTTTTCGGATCTATGTAGATATATTGACCATTCCTGAATATGGGGCAGCCAAATAGATCTACGGTGGCATTAAATTTTTGGAATAATTGCCCCAGGCCATCTTCGCCATCATAAATTGTTCGAGCTTCAGCAGCATATTTTATTTCAGCAGCTTCAAATTTTATCTCTTTCACAATGCCTCGATCAAGGCCGAGGCCCAAATGATAAATACCTTCATTTTCATCTTTTTTTCGATTCGGGTGACGAGTCGTAAAACTTCTAGCTATCCCATGAATAATATAATAATGGATTATTTGATCAGAAGACGTTGAATCTCGTGGCCGAGAAAAATACTTACTCACTTTGTGCTTTCCAATTTTAGCATCAGGCCTTAGCAAACGAGGATATGCCCAAGTGTTGTGAACCGTCCCTTTACACATAGCCTGGCCCTGGCCGACGTTGGAGCCGAGCGCGCGGGTGCCACCGGTGTGCCTAATCCGAGGGATCGGCTCTGTGGCAGAATCTGCCTCGACGAAGCCCACACCGTGGCCGGGTTGCAGACCGGGTGCGGGGCGACGGCGAGTTGAAATCATAGTAGTGCTTAAAGCCGGAACGGGGGCGCCGCGTCCGCCATAACAGGCATCGCCCATAACTTTAAAAAATAAATCGTTCATAACATCTTTAATGAAAACCTGCGCCATATAGCTTGTGCGGCCCCTTTTGATAACTTTGTCTCTGAAAAATACAACAAATTGTTCTAAAGAAACTGGGATGTCTGCAATATTAACGCTATCAAACCTGTCTTCAAAGTTGTGAAAATCAACCGCGGCAGTGCACAGACGCACATTTGTGCCTTCTACGCCTGGCTTGAGGCCAATGTGGTTTGGATTTCGATGATTTACATAATACATTGCGGTATCAAGAAGATCACCGAGATACATAAAATATATAACTCGGGATCCCGTCTGATCGATCATGCGGCCCATGGGAGATTCGCCACATTCATTGACAGGGGGGGCAGTACTTCCGGCGCCCTGGTCTGGGGCCCCCAAGCCGGCGTCGTTGTCGCGATCGCGGGGCATCTCTTCTTGTGCTGCCATGCGTTCACGCTGTAATTTACCCAGCTCACAGTCGATAGGATCAATTCTGATTCCCTCATCCCCGCAATATTGTCGCACAGGCCATAAAGAAGCCTCCAGGGCTTTTTTTACATCGGCTTCGAGGGCCGGCCGCGTTGAATTTTCACGAGCATCTGCATAAGTTTTGTTTGGCTTCTCTTTCTTACCAATCTCAAGCGATTCGCCGGCCTGCGGCACATATGCCCTGTGTACTTTCAATATCTGTTTTGAAATTTGAAATCTATAAATTTTTTGACGGTCGACCATCTGCTCCAAGAATTCTCTATAAAAATGCAACTTCATTATCTCGATTTTTGCATTCATTATTTTTGTTACTCTATCTATTCTGTCTTTAAACTCTTTCCTGATTTTTCGCTTCTGGGATTTCTGCGATGAACAGTCGCCGGCCGTGCTTCGATTTGGACTGCCAGACTCAAGTTCATCAATATCGTGGCCGCGCTTTTCTCTTAGCTTTTTAACTTTATTTTTACGCCTCAACTCTTGATCTTTGATATTTTTTTTCAATATAAAAAAGATATCAGAAGTAGGCTCTGATAGCTCGCCTTCAATAGACGCCCTATATTCAATTGTTAGTCTGACGGTGCCATTGTTGTTAAAGTCTATTTGATAATTTGTCATTTCCAAGAAAAGATCAAGATGCATATCTTCAATAAGGGCGCGATCTCTTGATGTAAAAATGTTTTTGGGAATGTCTGAGGGTGGTTCAGCCCACCCAACAGAAGCTTTGATTCTGCGATATTTTGGATTAAAAACTAATTCAGAATTCGGATGATATACATCACGTTCGTGTTTTGGTGTTCTACAAAAATTTAATATATTTTTGCTTGCATAGGGTTTTTTATGATCATATTGCGGAATCATTCTCTTGGTTCGGAGCAACAAGTCTAAAAATTTCAAGCCATTTCCTTGCTCCTTCATCAGCGCATCAAAACTTGTAAAAACTAATTGTAATCTTGCTTTGATAGATTTCAAAGTTGTTGCGGGGTCTTTCCCATCTAGTTCATAATCAAAGCTTTTTAATCCTATGCCATATGCCCTGCCTCTTCCCTTGCTCATAATTTGTTGAACAATGTTTTCAGGAGTATGATCATCAAAATGAAATTCTTTAATTTTATCTTCCTCAACTGTTTGCGGCCGGCCGGCGTCGGATTCGGTGCCGGCGCCAGGATTTTTATATGTAACCAAGAATAACCTCATCCTGGGGATAAGAAAAGATAACTGTGCTGGTGTGAATCGAAAAAAGTCTTCCACACCGCTGCGTTTTGTGAACTTGCTAACGATCGTTGATGGCTCACCATCGATTGCAATCAGGTCGTGCCAGCGGCCATTCAAAGCCCCTTTTTCTAATTCCCCCGTCCCTTGGTGGGCGCTGAGGGCGGTGACCGGGCGATCGCGGGCGGTCAGGCCGCCTTGGATTACCTCGCGAATTGTCTTTTGATAATCAATTAAAAAACATTGTTCCTGAAAGGCTGCCACTCTTACGGCAGAATCTCTAATTAATAGATTACCTTCATCATCCTCATCGGTAGCATCATCTTCGTCATCATCTTCATCGGGACAATCTCGTGGCGGTCGTGGATTAAGGGGATTACCGTCGCCGCCGTCGCCGCCATCGCCGTCGCCGCCATCGCCGTCTTGGTAACAGTAATGACGTCGCTCTATAAAAAGAGGATCTAAGAGTTCTTCTATATCTAATTTATCAAATAAAAACATTCATTAAATTCCCAAAAATCGATAAACGTCTTCCAAAGATGTTGGAATCAGAACAAGGTTTCCAGTTTTAACATGTGCCTCTGTTGGCTTTTGATTAAACCAGCCTATAACCCACCATGCTGAGGGGTCGCCATAATATTTTGATGCCAGCTTCCAATAATGATCTCCGACTGTCCAATAGTGAGTGGCGACATCAAAGTCCATCATTTCTTCACTAGTGGGATAATGATATCTTTTCGTACCATATTGTACAATAAAAGTTTCATGGCGTCCCTTGAGTATATCGCTATATCTTTCATTATTGTTGGTATAGATATTTCTTAATTCATCTCTTTCGGTTGCCATGTATCTTTTTTCCTCTAGTTTATTTAATTATACTCAATATTTAGAAATATTAAAGTTTTGACATTATATCTAAGCCTTTAAATATTTTACCCATTTCCGAATCTCTAAATGAGCCTTCCGGAGTTACAACAGCGCTATTTTTGCATGCTGAATCAGTCGTAATGCCGAGCGCGCTCGTATAATTGCTTTCTTTACATTCTTCTGAGGCGCGCGTTGAACTGAGGTTTGGCTTTGTTATGCCAGATTGAGTTCTTGAATTCACCTGCTCTTGGCTTCCATATGGAAAACCTCCTCGACGACGTCTTGTTTTCGTGGTCGCGGGGTCGTAGCCTTCGGGCGTCATGAATCCATTGTCGACATCGCGATCTGATAATGAAAATCCCATTTTATGTTCGTGCAAAACGTTAAATGAGCAATTTAGTCTAAGTTCCATTGGATATAGTTCAAGGCCATGGCCGGCGCCGGGCGCTGGATCATGGAAGCCGGCTTCAATGGCTGGCGTAAAGCTTGCGCCATCCAAATATCCAAGCAAACCATCGCTGATGACGTCGCCGTCTGTGGCGCCCGTCGTGGCATCCGGAGCTTTACGTATTAAATTTCCAAATTTCATTTTTAGAAGGGGGGCGCCCACAATTTGGCTAGCTCCAGCATGAGCACTTCTATAAACAGGATATAACATGTTAATCAAGGTTGACATCTTGCTCATATTGGCGCGGGCTTCGTCGTTATCGTATGCAGGGATACTAAACCCCAGACTAATTCTTCGGGTAGTGTTCTCAAATGTGGCGATTGGGTCCATTCGCCCATATACTGAATTTGGGGTCCACTTTGACTGATACTGGTCGTCGAATTGTGTGATAAATGCTTTGAACTCTACCACTAGCGGATTATTTTTGTCCGAGGCAACATAGAAAAAAGAAAGCTTCTGGTTTTTTCTGAAATACAGTACGTCACTTACATCATAACTCGAACCGGGCGACTTCGCAGCTGTTTCAGATCGTTTTTTTGGCGCAAATGCTTCTTTAAAAGGATCCCTAATGCCTTGTGATATATCGTCAAATAATGATGCCATAATTTTTTACCTCGTGTTTAATCACCTTTCACTTGTCCCATAAAACGCCCCTCTGCATAAGGCAACACTATTTGTGCCAATGCGAACCCATCAACTTCAAATGGTACCGTTACCGTGCCGCCTGCTCCCGCGCCCCCGCCGCCGCCGACTGCTTTAGTTAAATTAGAGATCGCCATTGTAAGCTGCTGCATAAATTGAATATTATTCTTATCAATTTTTATCTTTGCAAGGTCTGCAGTAGTTTTAATAATTCCCCTGGTAGCCGTCGCAGCTGTCGCATCAATCTCAGACACTCTTGTAACCAAATTTGTTACTACTTGAATACTTTCTGATTTTGGAATTTTTAGACCAGCAAGGGCGGCACCGAGGGAGGTGACGTTACCTACAGCTGTAGCCGACAGGCCACTGATGCTGGAAAATAGATAAGCAAGAGCATTCATTTCATCTTCTGGTAGCAAAGCAAGAGAGCCGGCCAAAGTAGCCATGGAGGTGCCAATTGCCAGGAGGCCTGCGCCCAACAAAAGCGCGCCGGCACCAGTTCCCATGATCGCGCCGAGGCCTATCGCAGCTGCAGTAAAAGCCGTTAACCACCCCAAGAAACTCCATAGTTGACCCATATCAACACCCTTCATGGCCTTAAACATAAGGCTAAAGCCGGCCGCCAAGGCTCCAATGCCGGCAGTTGCTATGCCAATGCCGGCGCCTATTTTTAAAACAGCAACGCCGAAGGCCGCCATTCCACTTGCAGCGCCGGCTGCAGCTGTTCCTTGGGCCGCGATGGCTGGTGCTGCGGCTGCTGCGGCTGTTCCTTGGGCCGCGGTCGAGGCAGCTACAGCAGCTGTATTTGCAGCCAAGGCTGCGTTAATTCCACTAATGGCAGCTATAGCACCCTTCAGCGCTACAAAGGCCTTCCAAGCTCTGACCAATTTGAACACAACGAAGGCTCCACCACCAATCAATGCGGTCCACTTAGCCCACGCGTTATTTTTAATAAATTTAACTACTTTATTCAGTCCAATTGCGAAATAGTCTAGACCGATGACTAAATCATTAATCACCGGAGTTAATTGTTTAAGTATAACTCCAAATTTTTGACTCCACGATAAGTTATTAAAAGCCTCCGACGAAAGGTCGCTCAAAGACATTTCAGCATTATCCGCCAAACCTTGAAGTTCGTCATAAGCCGACAAACTGGTATTAAATAATTTATTGGCTTCGGCCATGTCTGTGATGCCGGCAGCATTTGCAATTGCTTTTCGTTCAAAACGTCCAAGTTGACTAAAAGACATGCCAGTCGCCGAAACGCCTTCCATCAATAATCTAACTCTTTCTGATTCTGTGGCGGAAACCATTTCGACTGTATCAAAATAAGCACCCCCCAGAAGAGCATTCAAGCTGCCAACTTTATCAGCAGCATCACGAAATGTATCAAAACCTGCGGCAACGCTCAAAAGAGTATTCATCTCAAGGCCTGTTTTTTTAGCTGCAACAGCCATATCTTTAAATTCTTCGTTAATATTCTTTCCGTGTGCAGCCAAAACACGAGCAGCCGTACCAAAATCTTTTATCATTATGTCCGGAGGAATTTCCAGTTCTTTCGCCAAAAGAGCCAAATCAGCAGTTGCCCGGGCAGCTGCTGGAATTGTCATGCCAATAGTTTTATTCATGATTTGAATCGCGGCGGCTGAAGCTTCACCGCCGACTCCCAGATTCAACAGTTGGCCAGTAATTTCTTGAGTTTCGGCCCGGGCTGCGCCGCCTATATAAGTAAATTCTGAAACTGTTCTAGTAAGAGAATCTATTACAGCCCTGGCTTCTTCAGAGCTTAGATTAACTTCCATAAGACTGCTAGTAAGATTTCCCACTTCCCTGGTAAAATCTCTGGTACCGCCGAGCGACTGTCGTAGCTGACCTGCGGCGCCGCCCACACTTACAAGCAGTTGTTTTGCCGCGGCAGCTATCTTCGTCATAGCTGAACCAAATAAATTCATTGGATTTACTGTTTTTGCTATTTCACTCCCAATCTCGGACATTGCTTCGCCGAGGTTGGCACCCTTATCGACCGCATTAATTAAATGACCGGTTATGCCAGCTTTTCGCCAGCCCATATCGATACCCATGATGCCAGCAGTGGCTTGACCAAAAGCTTCTCCCAAATCTCTGGCACTCTCAGAAGCTTCTTTTATTTTTGCTAATGAATCTGCTGCACCTTCGGCCTCTCTTTGTATCTTCCTAAGTGCATCGGGAGTTTTTCCAAGTTGTTCTAGAAGATCTGCATTCGCCTGAGTTAACTGGCCGTTAACTGTTAATTCTTTTCTTAATGTTTCAACAAAGTTTGCGTGTACTTCAGCTCCCTGGGCTTGGGCCTGAATTGCTTTTTCCCTTACAACATTTTCATCACGAATTTTCTTAATTAACTCATTGTGCGCATCTATTTTAACTTGAATTAATTTTTTATCGTCTTGCGCAACTTTGGCCAACTGCGTGCGCAATGCGATTTCTTCTCTTAATGCTGCATTAAGTTCCTGTTTTGATTTCGTCTCGTTGGCCATTCATTTAAATCCTATTTAAATGGCCACGTAATGCCTGTGACCCGTTCAAAATTTCTTGTTGCATTATCAAGCACTGCTTTGCTACTATACGTACGCGGGTCGTCCAAGCCATAATCCAAATATGCGGCCATATATTTTTTTTCTTTGACCAAGGTGTCCAAAAAACTTTGAATATCTTGTTTTGAACCCTTCACAGTCGTAGGCAAACTAATATCACCGAACATAGCGCCTAAAATTCTTTTTACTTGGCTTCCAAGTGTTCCAAAAGGTATGTACGGCCCTTCATTAATTCCTTGTTTTGTTAAATCAATTTCAATAGTTTTCACAACTGATCCTCCGCAGCACTATTATAAATAGTATTTTGATAAAAATAAAATCTATTAAGACAACGTATGCAGCGTCTTGTTCGAGTTAGTATTGGAACCACCTTTCGCTTCTTCGATTTGTTCGCGCTCAAACTCTTTTTGTTTGTGCAGCCGCTGCGTAAACCAATTTCTTAGTTTTACGGGCAAGCTGTAAACTTCAATAAAGCTCCAGTTTCCATGATATTTGAGAGCAAATGCCTGTTCGTACAGAGATTTTTGGTAATTATGATCTAGGCCAAAAAAATTCCGTAGTAAACGGCACCTCCATATCTTGGGAATGTCCACATTCAAAACACTCAAAAAATTGAGTTAAGTCAACATTGGGCACCACCTTAGAGTAGTGGTCACGCAAATATTTTGAATCGTAAGCAGGCATTACATTAATAAACTGTGCAATAAGATTTTTATCTGTAACACCATTTATTGCAGTGATATACGTTCTAAATTGATCCGTCAAAGTAAATTCATTTTTATTCTTCTTTGAGTTCTGCACAAGTCTTTTTTCGTCGCGGCCTGTTAAAAGTCTGGTTTCGACAACAGCTTTTGATCTTGGGAGAGTAAAGATGAATGTCCCCTCTTCTGTTACTTCGGCTTCGCCAAAATCTAGATCGTCAGGGGTTTTTGTTATGCCATCTCCCAGATCAAACGTAAATTCTTGTGTCGCAGTACATGCTGGGCACGTAACAGAAGCCTTATATTCGGCACCATATGCCGAAATCCGACTGGCCACAATTAATGCATTTTTGTCTCCAACGCACAAATCTTCTAAATGAACGCCTGGCGTAACAATGAGAGACTGGAGCATTCTGTCAAGAGCAATGCCTTTCTTAAGAAGAGATCTATTAACCAATATATCTTCTTCTTTCGCTGTCATTAATTTAATTTCCACTTCTTCTTTCGCATGAAGTGGGTGTCCTTGTGGATAAAAACGACCTTTTGTTGGAAGATCAACAAATTCGGTCGGCACAACAAATTGCAAACCGCTGGTACTTTGAGAAGTATCAACGGAATCATCTACTAGATCATTTGCTGAGTTATCCGGAATAGGCGCCTGAACACGGGCGCTATTATCTCTAACTGTCATAAATCCTCTTTATATTAACTAAACGGTCCACCTTCATCCATTATGCTTCCTACGAAGCCAATATCGCCGGCAAAGGCTCCGAGTCCAGTACCTTGGCCAATGATTTCCGCGATTCCATTACTCTTACCGCCGGCTTTGGATAGATAAGCAAAGTCATATTGTAGTGTAAAGCTAACTGTGGTTAGCTCTTCGTTGCCGTAATCTAGTGATCCAAAATCAACAGTACCTTGGATAAAAGCATTAACCAATCTCCACTGTTCAACTATTCTCTCCAGCGGGGGATCAGAAAGTTGAAAATTAGCTGGTACTCCTAGTTGTGAAATTGTAACGTCACCTAGCGCGCCGACCGCAAAACCTTTAGTAATATTTGAAGCAGCTGCCTGCGCGGCGCCTCCACCAGTGTCAATTCCGCCAGGAATATCATAGCCGGCTAGCCTTACAAAAGACATCACTGTGCCAGCCACGTCAGTTGGAGAAACGGGATCAACTAACGTTAAATTAACTGGCGACCAAGTTACGCGACCTGGATAGTGAAAAGTATGATTGATAAACTGATGCGGTGTAGAAGAGATTTCAAATTTAGGCTTATCGGAACTTCTTACAAGCCACTTAATATTGTCAAAATTAGATATGTTGACAACAAACCTAAAATTTCTCTTTGGCTCTACCGCTGGATTGTCCCAAAAATTATCGAAAGATCCCATTTATTTAAATTCTCCTTTTGTGATGTTAACTCATTTATAATTAGTTGTTAAATTATTTTTAATCTTCGAAAGATGCACCGCTACTAGTAATAAGGAAGTCAATTGCAATAAATTCAATAGCTTTTGCAGGCTTCAAAAATACTTTTGCATACATAACATTTCTGTCACGAAGCTCTGGTGTTGTAGTGGTTTCATCTAATATTAATCTGTATTCCTCAAGACCAAACTTAGATTGTACATCTTTCAAAACCGGATTTGCCATACCGACAAACCGAGCCCAGGTTGCAGGCACGTTTTGATCAAACAAAATCAAATTCGCAATTTGAGAAATTCTCTTTTTGAGATAAATCATCAAGCGACGTACATTGATTCTATCCAACGCCGATTGCTGAAGTTGAAGTGTTTTTTGTCCAAAGACTACAATTCCTTCACTTGGGAAAGAAGCAATTGGATTGATTCTGACATCATACAGATCATCTCTTTCTCGTGAAGTAAGCTTTGTACGCACATTGGTCACTGCTATGCCCGCGGCGCCCTTGCTGAGGCCTCCGCGGTTAAACCCTGCAGGGGCGAACCAAAGTTCGCTCTTGGCCGCAGAACTGCCCATTGTGCCGAGAGCAGCAACCGAAGACGGGATCCACAATAGTTGCCCAGTGGGCCCGTCGACCGTTTGCACCCATGGGTAAAAAGCACAACCATAACTTGAATTCGTGCTTCGGGCGCGCATGCTCGTGATCGCTGAGGCGACATTTGGAAGCGTCGGAATTGTAGTTGAATCCGGATCGCCTTCTTGGGCCGGCACATAATCGTTTTCTACATCGATGACGGCCAGCGCGTCGCCACGATCCTCACAAACTTCAATTAATCGATCGGTAAACGCTGGCACATATATGCCAGGCATTGTTGCAAGATTAAATTCTAAAACTTCTGTATCCGCAACAATGTTAATTGCTCTATTCAAGGCTGCCCGGGCATAGTTTGTGTTATTGGATGTGCCGCGGCCGCCGGCTGTGGATCCTCCGTTCAATACAGTGTTGCGGAATGGATCGCGATCTGTAATATCGAGACCGTCAAATCCACCATGCAATACTGTTGTAAACTTGCTAATCTTTTGAGCATTGACTAGTGTACTAGAGCCCGACTTCGAAGTCCAAGACGTTTGGGTGGCGCGAGAGCCAGATAGGTAATACCAAGCATCTCCTTCTGCCACGGTCGATAAATTCCCCCCAGCCGATGAGGTTTTTATCATATTGTCTAGCGTAAATACATACTGATACTTTGTACCACCAGTACTATCCTGGGTCCAACTGTCAACTCCCATTGGCTTAACTCGAATTAAATCTAAAGTACTTTCGTCAAATCTAGTTTTTGAGCCTGCCTGGTTTACATTGGCTCCGAAGTACGCGTCGCGGGGATCGGCAAAACCCATATCGCTTGAAGAAACGACAAGAGATAAACTTGGGAAAGCGAGGGTGCCGGTAAATGCATTCCCAGCTGTGCCGGCAGCATAATCCCAGCCTGTTGTACTAATTGTGTTGGCCTTGGCAAAACCAAACCCAGATGCAATAAATGTACCATCACGGCCTGTCGCTGTCGTCAGCGCGAGGTCTGACGCGGCCGCACCTGACATAATTGTAGCGGTCTTCCATGTTAGTGGACCTTTTACTCCAAATGGCATAAGCTCTGCATTCAAGGAGCCGGCGTCCAGATCTGAATTCATTTCTACACGAATATACCGAGAGGTGTTGACATAATTACCATATTCTACCAATCTTTGAGTAGTTGAGCTATATAGCGTATACCTATCGCCGATTTTACGTGCAATGTAGTTTCGAGAATTAGGGTTCAAGTTACAATTTGAAAAAGTCTCCAAAATATTTGGACGTAAATCATTATCGCGCAAAGAACGAACCTGTACCGTGAATGAGGGATAGGGATTCACTGTTTTTTCTTGAGCAGACGGGGATCGTATATCAAGAATTGAAATTTTAATTTCTTTTTGAGTTTGTTCGCCATCAGCCGTTAAACCATGAATTTTAAATAATTCAGTAGTATGAATAGCGGGATTAAAAGTAGATACCGCCGCATTTGTATCTTGCGAAATAAACCATCCTGTTGCGGCCGCTTGGGGGCCCTTGTCTGTTGTTGTAAGGCCCAAGAAATCTGCGCCGTCGCCGGTGGAACCAGACTTAAGGCCCAAAACCATCCCCCAGTAATAGTCCGTTCCGGACAAAGCATTAACAGATTTTTCGTAAGTCTCTCCTAACCAATATTTCTGGAGACTGGTAGTTGACGTAGTATTCACGTTCGTTCTTGTCGGATCTGTGTTAAAGACAGCACGAATGTAGTTCGAACTATTTCTATCAAAATTAAAACTCTTCGTTTCTACAACGTCGCCGGCGCCAGTTAATGAAATTTTAAATTGAGGAATCGCGCCGGCCACGCCGACCGATTTAAGCAGGGCGCCGTTGGCCATCCCTGGCGCTCCGGCGGCCTTGGATCCACGACCAGAGCCACTTAATTTCAGGCCAGAGCCGGTGGAATAGAAAATTGCAGCAAGCGTACCTGCGACGTTCGTGCCGGCCGAGGCAGATGGGAAAATAAACAGACCGTAGGCGCCCATTCCGGCGTCGGTGGTGGCGAGGCCGCCCGGGGACCAGCCGGCTGCGCCGGCGGCTTTAGTGGTGCCAGCATCATCAGTTTGAGCGCCCAATAAACGCACAAAAGTTATTGGGCTGTTGTTGGACAAGTATGCTTTTGCAGCATAGGTGGCGTACATAGGGCTGGTGAAATTTCCATTTCTCCAGACATCAGCTGAAGTGCCTCCAGCGACCGTATCTCCAAATTTCTGCACAAACTCGTTATAACTACGTACAACTGTTGGAACGAGGGCCGGCCCTTTGGCGGCGCGCCCAATAATAACGGGGCCTCTGGTAACATTCCCCAAGGCTGGTACTTGAGATTGGTCGACTTCTGTTATGAAGACTCCAGGTGAAACAAAACGATATTTATCTGCCGGCATTATTAATTTCTCCTTAAAAAAGCTTTAATATGGAAATAGCTATAATAAATAGTAAATAAATAGTCAAAAAGAATTTTATCAAGATTTATAGAAGGTATCTTTGCCCCCGGGATTGGGAACATCAAAAACGATGCGCTCTCTGCCTATTTTAACCTCGACTGCATTTTGTTTCTTTGAGATTCTTGGCAGGCTCTCATTTGGGCCCGCTCCGTGAATATAGCCCAATACGCGCAGATTCAAAGTCATCTTAAACTTACGTTCAGATTCTTCAAGCGACGAAATAGTGTTATCTGCTGTATAATTAGAATCTAAAAATCCTTCGTATGAGTGGCCATTTCGATTCAAGATAATATAGTTGGATGCGTTTGTCGCATCAACTAAATACGATACAACATCATTCATCTGCTGCTGATATTCAGTAAAACACTCAACTTCATAACTAATCTCCATATAAGACGGCGCAGGTATTGTTATTGTTTCATATACAACTTTCTTATTAACGCGTTTAAAATTTTTATCATTTGCGCCCTTACTTAAACGAAAAGCATCCGCCGTGGCGAATTTATTTGTATCATCTTGTGCTATACGACGTGCAATAACAAGATCTGATTCTCCAATTTCCCTCAATCTATCAAGTGGTGAAAATACCTTTCCTCGTTTTATACGATCTTTTGAAATTCCTTTTCTTTCAATTGTTATTGCAGGATAAATTACGCTGCCCAGATCATCACTTTTCATAATAAATGTTTCATCATCTGTCCAATTTCTATCTTTTCTATTATATGCGCGCTCGGTGCCCACCCAAGAAACAGGTACAACACGAAATCCTTCATTCGAATAAGTTGAAATATTTAAATTTTGAAAAAAATCATAGACCGAATAGTCAACATTTTCCAAAGTTGAAGGCATAAATATTTGTTCTTCTACTCTTCCAGGTTTTTCTACCTCAGTATATGTATAATCAATATCTTTTCTTTTATCCGCCATCGAAAAGCCCCTTTCTTGCTCTTACGCACTTTGCACTAATCTCAAACCTACTATCGACTTGTCCAAATAATTGTTTTGGTTCATCCAAGGTAACAATTTCATAAAAAAAGTCACCATATGCAACAAAATCACCTTCTCGAACAAATATATCTTGATCTTCGGTTAATCTTCTTTTGTGAAAACTAATGGTTATGGTTGTGATAACATCTAGGCCGTATTTATCAGTAGTCGTCTTCAGGCCTTCCCAATTAATCAATGCGAAAACCCTAACAGGCGGCAAAAATGTTTTTTCTATCGCCTCACCATATAAAGGATGATAATCTGTGCTAATAACATCAATTGCATAATACAAAATTTGCTGACCAACAATTCTTTCTATTAATTCATCATTAACTTGCTTTACAAGATCACGTTCTTTTTTATTTAAAAATAAAGGGGGCGGAGGTGCAGTTGGCTGTGACCACTTGTTATCATCATTGTGTGCCATTTACCCATTACCCCACATATACGCCATACGGTACTGTTTTTAATACAGTATTGACTGATTGAACCATCGTAGCTTGATCTTCTGTAATCTTGTTGTATGTTATCTCCGAAAGTATGGTTTTAAGTTCCTCTCGTAACTTATCTTGTTCTTCCTTAGCTTGGCTAGATAAATCAGAGGCATTCAGAGTCACCGAATCGCCTGGAATTGGAATTGATGCAAATTTACCTCTTACTTGGGCCAACATTTCTTTTGATAAAGAAAGTGCAAAACGGCGGATCCACTGTTTGCCAATTGAATTAATATTCTTATATGGAATATTTGCAAATGGTAAAGTATTCATGTTATTGACACCTTCTACACCAGTATCCAAACTACCAGAAGCTTCGGTCCAAGGATCACTTTTAATTGTGAAATCAATCCAAATTTTCTCTGGGGAATAAGAGCCTGGTCGAGGATAAATTCTTAATTTATTATTCCTAATTTCGTAAGAATAGTGTGAATTTCGTGTATAAATTGCATCTTCATAAGCCATCGATTGAAGTTTATTTTGCCATGGCGGAATTACTTCAAATGTAGAATCATCCGCATACATGCCATATGTTGACATGTTACCAATGGCGTTAATGCCGCCATAATATCCATAAAAGCGCCACATTGCATGAGGTGTTTTGTAATAAATACGACGGACTGTAATACGATTAATACCAACTTTTTGATAAAATAGAGAAGTAGTATCATTGGTTGACGAAGAGCCGATAAGTTTTTGAAGATCATAGTCTTGCTGACCGCTTACTGTAGCAAGCGAACCAGAATAAATCGGCTCTGTACCGCCTATACCAGTTTCTGTTATTGTTTTATCACCGACTTGCCTTACATAGCCAAAATCAAATTTCGGGTACCTTAAGCTGGCGCTGGCAGCTGCAACTGCAGCTTCTTTTAGCTCACCATCGTGATCAAAAGTACCAGTTATGGAGCCAAGAGCAGACCCAAGCGCATTTTTTGCCTGATGGATATTAACAATATAGGAATATTCCAGAACAGATTCTTCGTAAGCAGCAAAAACTTGTTTTTGTGTTATTTCAACGTCAAGGACGTCGCCACCAAGTTTTCTGAAAGTATAATTAACCTGATCTACTGCTCCGGAGATAAAATCAGTGTTACCTATATATATTCCGTATGGATAGCTAGCAGCTAGCGCAGCAGTCGTTAGAGAACCAGTTTCTGGTAATACAATTGCCGGCGTTGTCTGTGTTGGCGTTAATGTAGGTACAGCCATTCATTTGATCTCCATAACTTACTATATAATTAGTGTGTCGAAGATAGTATCAGGATTTTTTAGCTGGTTTTGTTGTTTTCCTTAACACAGATTCTAAGGGCGCTTTCTTTTTTGCAGCCTTTTTTACAGGAGTTTCTGCCTCGACACTTTTTTTTGGCGGTGCGGCAACTTCTTCTACTACGGGCGCAGCTTCGGGGACTGGCGTTGCTGCAGCTGCTTGTCTCGCTAATAATCTAAGTCTTTTCTTCTTTCTACCCATGATAATAGGTCTCCTTATTCCCTTATAAATAGTTGAATATAAAACAAAAATCTCAAAAATTGGCTGCAAAAATTTTTTGGCCAATTCAGTTTTTATAAAAAAACCCCGCCAAGGAAAACCAAGGCGGGGCATATTAAGCTACGCTAATTGTTATTAACCGCCAGACTCACCAAGAAGTCCGCGTACAACAACAAGGCCGTACATATCAGGTCGGACCATCTTCTTAGCGTAACGAGTCATCACGCCCTTACGGGGCACGAAGTCCTCGGTACCGAAGATCGTCGGAGTGACCTGGAGAGGTACGTATGGAGCGTACACATAGCCAGTCTCAAGGAAACTGCCGCCCTTACGACCGACAAGAACCAAGTTACGCGGGAAGTACGGATCAACCCAGACGTCCCACTTCTTGGAAATGGAGCCAACGTTGACAGCACCAACAGTACCGCGATCGGCATCAGCCGTAACGCTAGCACGGAACCCAGCAGTAAACTCAAGGATATTAGCAACTTCTGGCGAGGTCACCAAGAAGTTTGCTCCACCACGTAGAGTCTTTCTGTGAATCTGAGCACTTACGTCGTTAACAGTTTCGATGAGTGTCTCATACCACTCACTGACTGTACCGGTGAAGTCCGGTGCGACGGCCTGTGCACCAATTTCTCCACCGGTTGTACGATCAACGAAAAGACCAGGACTGCGTGACCAGTAATATGTACCGGCTGTTGCACCCTGGATAAGATCATTGACGATTTCACGGTCAATCTCAAGAGCAATCTGCTCAGAAAGAATCTGAGTAAGCTCAACCTCGGCATCAAGGTTGTGGTAGGCATTTAGGTCTTGACCTAATTCCGGAGTCCACTTGGCCTTGAGTTTCTTGGTTATCGCCGTAACAGCGACCGAGTCGACCTTGATGTTGATCTCAGGCATGACACTTGACGCGTCAGTAAGATCACCGCCGGCTGCACCTTCAAACGGGAAGATATCGCCGACAACAGCACCAATCGCGGAAGCATTATCAAAATCATCAGCTGCAGGATAATTAAGAGCAATTGAGCCTGAATCTTTCGTGAAAGATGCCGCGGTCAATGTAACGACTAGTTTTTCAACACCACCGACAGTACCGAGTCTCGTCAAACGACGAACCATCTTAACTGTAGTGTTCGCGGCGGTGTTGGCACCACCATTGAAGCCCGTAATAGCAGAAGCTGAAATTGCAATCAAATTCTTGCGGTTAAGCGGACCATTCGGCGCCGAGTCGGTGCCAGGTACACTCATTGTAACCTGCAAAAACTGATTTGTGGAATCAGCAAGAACATCGGGATCATATTGAAGAGACTTGAGCTGGTTGTTCTTATTCGTTGCCCCCTGTGCTGTATTAATTTGAGCAATGGTTCGCGAAGCAGTTAGGGGGGCCCAACTGGCCTGCCCCGCAGAAGCAGTTACCTCAGCAGCCGCGACCGTACCGGAAGGTGAAGTATATCCAGTCTGAAGACTGTAAAGACCTCCACCTGTTTCCAGGATATCCGTGACACCGCCAGTCAACTGACTGCCAACCACGCCTCCACCAAACAGCGATTCGCCTTTGTCGATGCCCAGGCGCTTATGCTCATACGTGAAGTCCATGAAGAAAATGAGACCTGACGGGAGGCTCATCGGCTGAACCGAAACGAGATCGTTTGCGATCAAACCACCGAAAACTCTACGAACGAGAGGAAACGCAACTGCAGCGAAGCCCTGAACGTCTCCACCCTGCATTGAGGATACCTCTTTCAAAAGTTGGGCCGCCTGGTTTTCGAGCAAGCGAGCCATTCCATTTTTTGAGCTATCGCTGTCAAGACCTTCAAGAAGTCCGGTACGTTCCCATTTTTCCAATAGGGCAGCACCTTGCTTCTGAAGGGATCTATCAACGATGCCTTCTGTTAATTTTTTTAAAACTGACATGTTTAAATCTCCTTATATTATTTTTTGTTTAAGCCAGCCAAAATTTTCCATCTGCTAACAGATGAATCATCTTGAATTGTTTTGTCTTCTCTTTCGCGTTGGCGATGAGAAAGGATAACAGTTGAAGTTGCTTTATTCAATGCTTCGCTCAACGATTCTGGCTTCTTATTTTTAATGGTGCTGCCCGTTGCGCTTTGAAGTGTTTCATAAATTACTTTAGCTTCTTCAATATTTTCAGAGTTTGATAAAGCTTCGACAATTTTATTTTTTTGCCGCTCATTCAAGGAGTCGCCTATCAATACTTTGTTTGTATATAATAGTTTAGCGTTTGCAAGATTTGATTCGGTTAATTTATTTTTTAACCTATTTGCAACGCCAACTAATTCTTTTTTATCAGCGTTAAGTTTTTCAACGTCTGATTTTAATTTATTGTGTGATTCTTGCAGTTTCTTAAGAGCGCCGGTCATTGCATCATGCTGTTCTCGACGCTCCGAGTCTTCGAGCATTGCCAATAACTCTTCTTCTGCTAAATGAAATACTGATTGGGGTGTCTCTAGCCAACCAGAACGTTCTGTCTTTAATGGATCAATATCAACTGTCAAAGCTTCAACAATTTCATTCAAATCATCTTCATTAATATCTATGGATTCTGTAGCTGCGACATATGGGGCCGCAGAAGTTTGGGCTGCAGCTTCCACACCTTCAGCACGTTCTGTTGCCGGATCAAAAAAGCTGCTATCTTCATCAAGCTCTTTTTTCGATCCCTTTCTCTTGTTGTCGCGTTTGGCAGCGGGGGGCCCCTGGTCGCTGACTCCTCCACCACCGAAGATCGATGGCGTGGCCGGGGGCTTGTTGCGGATGTGAGCGCCGGCGCCGCTGGTGAGGCCCGGGTACGCGGGGCCGATCTTGGAGCCCATGCCTGGTGGCTCTGGGTCCGAGCCGTATTGGGCGTCCATCGAGCGATACGGCGGACTGGTGCTGCCACCAACTTCTTCAAGTTCGGCGGGGCCCTCGACCTCGACCATCTGCGCTAATTCGTCCAATAAATCTTCTTCCAAGCTATAATCTTCAGAGTTTTCATCCAATAAATCTTCCAAAAGATTTTGATCAAATTCTAAATTTTCTGGGAGCAATGCACCGAGATCTCCAAATCCAGCTTCTTCTTCCTCTTCGGCGCCAATCATTTCAGCTGCCTCCAACGATTCGCCAGGCTCCTTCATCGAGTCCAAATCGGCTTCTAAATTTTGTAAATCAATATCAACTTTAAAAGTCTCATCGGGGCATGCGCACATTTCCACGCCTTCGGCGCTGGCTAGTGGCATAGAAAGTTCTGAGCCTTGCTCTTCGCCTTCGCCGCCTTCTTCTTCGCCGGCTCCGAGCGCTCCGGCTTCGAGGCCTTCAATACCTTCATCCCCTTCTTCACCGGGAAAATCTTCATCTGCTTCTAAAATTTGCTCGACGGCTTCTTTGATTTGGTTTGAAAATTTGTCTAAAATAGTGGCTTCGGCATTGCGCATTGCAACTTCTTTCAAAGCCTTTGCGTCAACAATAGCCTGATCAAGCAAATTTGACATTTATAAACTCCTTAAGCTTAAGTTTCTAGAGTAAATAGTATATATATCCATTAAATGACAAAAGTGCATTTCTATAAGATATGTTAAGCTTGAAATTATTTTTAATTTATGCTCAGACACCTAAGATTTTTCCTGTATTTCCGGTTGCAACGCCTACAAATTTCTTAGCATCGCCGGACGCTGTTCCGCCAAGTTTCTTGCCCTTGCCGGATGATGTGCCGCCCCAGCCAGAAGCTCCTGCTACGTAATCGATGTAAGGCACCTTCGCGGCGTCGCCTCCGGATGAAAAATAACCATACATCTGTTTAGTCCACGTAGGAGTCCCATCATATGGGGTATTAGTATAATCATATTCGGCCTCGATAACGGCTATTTTAAAAACACCAAGAGAAGCTATATCTGCCAAGGCAGCTGCATTAAGTGTGAAGTCATTGTATGCGCCGGCACTGCTGAAGCCGGGAGACACTATAGAAGAGTAAGCAGTAACACGGCCAACCATGGTTTCATCGTCGACCCAGCCATGTAATTTTTTGAAATCACCAGTAACACCGTTATCAGATAAATTTATTGTTGCATCCGCTGCAGCTTTAACAATTATAGCATCAGGAGATGTTGAAATACCTCCCGGGGCAAATAATTTAAAAGTGGCTGAGGCGGGGGCCACAGAAATGCTACTTACATCAAAGGCGAAAAAAGATCTATATATATAATATTTATTACCAGTTTGGTGCTTTGCGTATAACACGTTGTGGGCGCCATATGTGGCCACTGCAGTAGTGGAGACAGCGCTATTACCGTCTTGCTGCCTTGCCTCATCCCATCCATTGCCGCCAGCTCCCACACCATAGGACATTATCTGAGTATCCGTTGTTGCTGCGACTATCGTTGGCATTGCAGACTATACCTCCTAAGAAATTTCAACCCAGGTTGGATCTGGATTGAAATATATTACATTTGGTTTGGTTGTGCAATATCCTATAACTCTGACATAGGCATCTGAGCCCGAAGGTGCTGCAGTTGTGTACAAACCCGAATATCCTACACCTTCGCCGCCGGCGGATCCGGAATATATATATACCACTGAGCCGGTTACCCATGCAGATGCGATCGCGCCGGTGTCTGCATAGCCGCGCACGAGCATACCGCTGCCCGTTGCAGATGTTCCGAAGGCGATGCCCAGGAGAGATGCATTTCCTGCGCCGGCGAACCCCAAGGAACCAGTGGCGTATGCATTTGCTAAATCCCAGCCACCATCTGTATTAAGATAATGTATCAATCCAGGCGACGTTGACCCGGTACCGAAATAAATAATTTCGCCGCCGCCGGCGCTACTTAAATTAATAGGATTGCCTGAACCTGTGTAATGCACATCCAAGGAAACTTTAGGAACAGTTGTATTTATACCAACTCTGTCTCCCGCTGCATCAACAGATAAAGTTCCGCCATCTACTTCAAGATCTGTTAAATTGTCTGTTCCGCCTTTAAATCCCATTATTGGTCTCCTAGTCTGATATACCAGAGCCCGTAAGGGCGTACATTCTGCCAGTCGGTATACCTGTCAGCGAAGCATACAGAAAAAAAGCTCCGGCGCCACCAGGGCTAGAAACATATATCTCTTTACACTTAACATCTAAGTCCATGGAATCCTCGTGACTGTCAAATTGGAGGTAATGTTTGCCGCCAACAACATTTCCGGATCCTGTTGCAACAAAATGTACTCTCAGGCCGCCAGTTGTTCCGCCAGTCTGAGATCCCGAAGCAATAATTGTAATTTTTTTTGTTACATAAGGAAAAACTATCTTTTTTTCCTGTCCGGCAGTCAAGGCCGATCCAGTAATATAAGGATGACCAGCTACCTGATACGAACCAACGTTTCTTAGTCCAACACCGACTGTGCCGGCTCGTATTGCAGATCCTGCGGATGAGCTAAATTGTGCCATTTTATTCTCCTACCTTATATTTAGTTTCTTATTTCTTTCTGCATCGGCCTTTCTCGCGTTGCGCAGTTTTTTTGCTTTTTCTTTTCTTCTTTTTACGGATGGTTTTTCGTAAAATCTTCTAGATAAATAGTCTTCAAGTATGCGTTCTTTTTTAACTTTTTTCATAAATCTTTTGATTAGACGATAAGGATCCCCTTTAACCTGTCTCAAATCCACACTAACGTTAACGCCTTTCTTAGTCATGTTTTATCCTTTATACTAAATGTTTCCATTTTCCGTTGGCTAGGCTTACGATTCCCGTAATGTCGACCCCTGAATCCCCAGGAGCTGTGCCTGCTAATGGGCTATGATTGTTTCCTTCCGGAATTATTTCTTGTGTTCCCTCAAAAATATTGTTCTCAAGAGACACAGATTCGTTTAATTTTTTAATTCTTTCTTGCCTTTGTTCTTCAAGGGCCATGGCAGTAGCATGCATCTTCTCGGAATCAGGAGTATTTTTGGTCGCGACCACACTCTCGGCAACAATTCGCTGGCCGGCCATTCCTTTCGCAACTTCTGTAATAATTCCAGATAGTACGCCCTCTTCAAAAATGCATTCTTTTATGCACTCCTTAATAAGGGGTTTCAATATTTTTTTTAATTCATTTTTTTTCATAGTATTAAATTCCTATTTTGGCGCCCTGCTGGTATCGTAAGTATCTAAAAACGTTTCATAATCGATCCCGCCATAATCATTGTCACCATATCTAACCAAAAAATCGTCTGCTTTGTTTGTATAAGTATTCCCTTTACCCCAGGTAGGAGCCCAAGTAAAAGGATCCTCCATCTGTACTGCATATCTGTCTTCGGATCGAGGGATCGCCACCATTTTGTCCATATCAATAATATATTTTTTGTGTATTTCGTGAGGGGGTGTTTGCCAATACTCACCTTTTTTTGGTCCAGGGCCAAGAATAAAATAACCATCATCAACAACAATATCAAAACCTTCTTTTGGTTTTTCCAAAGAAGGTTCTATTCTTTGACCTTTCTTGCCTATTTTAAATTGTATTGGGTCTGGTAGTTTAAATGTCGGAAATCCGCCCATGGCTATAATTTCTTCGTCGGACGGGTTTTTATCTCTTCCGAAAATCCTTTCACTTCCTTCATTTATATACTTTCGCCAATTTTCAAGCAATAGTTTCACTTATTTATCCTTTTAAAATATCAATGATATTATTAATTTTCTGCTCTTTTTTCATGTTATTCTCTATACAGGCGCCGCGGCGCTAACAAAGGCCTTTTTCTCTCATATATACATAGAGGGAACTCCTCTTGTTCGTCCCATCGTCGTGGGGATCGATGGCGCCGGCTGCCTCGGCTTCCCTGCGGAGGTCGGCGAATTCGTCCTTGTCCATATTACCTACTTTCTCCGCGCACGGGCTCGGATACCATGGCGGCTCGTAATCTCGGTGACTTTCCTTAACAACTTTCTTTTTTCTGGTTTCCGGAGTTTCCAAAAGAATAGATTTTTTTTCTTGTTCTTTGACTTGTTCTTTAATTAATTTTCTAAGTTCTTTGATGTTCATCTTAATCCCTCAAAATATCTTGAATAAGATTATCCAAATTTGACTTCTCTTTATTCTCATTTAAATAAGTGTTGATACCCACATCCATTTGTGGAGTTGATACAGAGACGCTAGCTTTTACATCTAGGTAAGCGCCTGGTGTTGAAGGCTCTGAAACAATATCGAAACAAATCAACTGGAAATCATCTTCAACCATCGTGTGACCTTGTGCTTCTTTTACAGTGCCGAGGCCTCTAGAAGAAATACCGAGTTTTACGCCAGCTTTGATCAAATCTTTAAGAATGCGACCAGAAGGTGTGCCAAGAACTTCAATTTTTCCCATCACATTATCACCGTCCCACCACATTTTTACTATAAGATGTGACGCGTTTTTAAGATTAATAACACTATCGTCCGGATGATCCAATTCTCCCAAAGAACGCCTCTCTTTGATTGCTTTTTGATAAGCCTGCACTTCTCTTGCTAAAGTTGGCTTTTGATATACTCTGCCATTGCCATTTTTTGTACCAGCTTTTTGACACACTCCCACAAGATACACCGCTCCCTCATTAACAACGCGCTTTCGTTCTGATTCTGTTAAGATATCGATAGCACATTGTCCATCGGGACAAAGTTCGAAGTATTCTTGCAAAAGTTGTTTTGTCATTTAACTATTTTTTGGCTTTTTTAACACCGGTTCCGAGCCACCAGCTTTTTGGCGCAACGTTAGCCCCGGGTTTCACTATTTTGCCAGGACCATGTCCTTTATTTTTGTCATTTTTCTCATCAGCCATTTTAAATTCTCCTTTTAGAATAAAAGCGAGGCTCGCCCTCGCACGATATAGCTTCCGCTACAGCATCTTCTAGTTTCTGGAATGTTACGTTTTCTCATTTTCTAGCCTCACGTTTAAATTTAATCCAAAGTCTTTCAACAGCATACTAAAAAAGTATGAAGTCCCGGCTGAAATACAGCCGCATAAAAATGCTGTAAATAAACTATCATCAAAACTAAATAGTTCAGTTTTATTATTGATTGCCCATAAAAATATCCCAACCCAAAAGCCTAGGCACAGTGGACAATGAAATAATTCTCCCAGCTTTCCTTTGGTGGGTCTAATAAAACTAAAAATCGAACCATATACCAAAAGAAAAGTCATTCCGTATGAACAAAGAATAAAATGTAAAGTTTCCATTATTCCTCTAATCGGTATACCGTTGCAGTACTCATACCATACGGCATCTGACCGGTATTAATAGAGCCCTTGCGTTCGTGATGATACTTGCCAGGGTCAAATTCTGTGTATTCGCCTGGTGGGGGCTCATTCAAGCGATCTTCCTCTTGTCGATCGAAGGCGCGCTCGAATTCCATCAGCGGACGTTCTTTCTCTAGAAATCTGGATACGGCTAAAAGTGTATGTTGAACTTCATTATACATTGTAGATTCTTGTATTTTGGCTTCCATGGAGCTAAACATGTTTCCTCCCTGGACAGAGTTATATTCAATTATTCCGCGCTTTAACAAAAATCTAAATAATCTATTTTGAGCTTCATAAACATGATCGCCGTAATATTCTTTTGCAAAAGTTAAAACTTTTTTCTTCTCAAGTAACAAGACGATATCAATATCATTGTGATCGTAAATCAAAATATCACCATTCAGGCTTTTACGAGCTTTAAGTTGAATAGTTTCTTCCACCTTGTTTTTCTTAACTATAATTTTGATAGGTGGCTCTTTTTCGCCTATTTTAATGTTAATTGCCATTTGTAATCTCTTGTGCCACTTGTTGTATTTTCAAAACTTTTTCTAAAATATTGCTATCGATCTCTTTTTCTTTAAAAGAATCTAAAATTTTCAATATTTGTTCTCTTTTTTCAACAATTAATTCATTTGTATCTGTTTTTGATGCGTGAGTTAGTGTCTCTTTCAGTCTTCCAAGTTCTTCATTTAAATATATTTTAAATTCTAACTCATCTCTTTCAAAAGATGTAACATAATAATGAATTAATTCCTTTTGTTCTTTTAACAAATTGTTTCCATACGTATCGTTAAATTTATTAAAGAAATTTTTGAATGCTAATTTACTAATTGGCTCGTGAGCCGGCTTCTTGGTATCATTGGCTGTCATGTGAAGTTTTTTCACAATTTGTTCTTCCAGGGTAACCTGTTTTTTAACATCGATGTTTTTGTACAAGACTTGATAAATTGTTGCCAAATCTTTATAATTTGGTATAAAATTCTCAAACATATCTTTGCCCAGTGTTTCATTAATTTTTTTAATTAATTGTGTTTGGCGATTAAATATCTTTTTCTTGTCCAGGGCGGCATGCCGCTCTTTTGCTTCTTGTAATACTTTTTGGGCATTTCCAATATCCGTTTCTGTTTTTTGGCAAAGAGCTTTATATAATTGTAATTCTGAATATAGTACTGTCTTTTTATTAAAAAACTCCTTTATTAAACTAAAAACTTTCTTCTTTCGAGACTCATGGCCCTTCAAGCTTGTTTTAGTTAATTCACGCACCAAGCTCTCAAACAAAAAAGCGGTATTTCTTTTTTTATTATGTTTAAGTTTCATCTTGTTTTGACTCCAAAAGTGTGATTAAATCAGAAATTTCTTTTTTAACCTCAAATAGTTTTTCTTCTTCTTTCTTATAATTAGATTCAATATTTTCTGTAATGCCATCAGCCAATCTATTTATTTCAATACCTGGAAATATTTTTCTTTTAGATGAGCCCTTATGTTCGTCTGCCCAAAGACCCTTGAGGTGGCGTTTTCTGGCCCCCATTCCTCGAAGATCACCGCCTTTATTCAAACGAGGTTCATACCACCCGTGTGAATCTTTGGTTGTTGTATAAACTTTGCCATTTTTTCTTTTAGTGTTTTTTTCAACGTCACGCTTGGCGGGAGCAGCAAGTAGTGTAGTCTCTTCTTCCGCGCCGCCTTCTTCGCCGCCTTCGCCGCCTTCTTCGGCGCCTAGTGGTTCTGCTTCACCGCCGAACTCCTCGGCGCCAAACTCCTCGCCGCCAAACTCCTCGCCGCCGAGGCCGCCGCCAAGGCCTCCGCCGAGGGGGCCCCCGAGGGCTTCGGGGCCCGCGGTGACATCTTCAGCTGATTTTTCAAGTTCAGCTGCAAGTTTTTTATCATAAAACATTTCTCTTTGTATTCTGGACATTTCGTCTTCTGAAACATTGAAAACATGTTGAGCAATCCACCTCTTACTAAAAAATCCTTCTGTGGCTGCGCTAGCAACTTCGAATTTAGTGCGCCAATGTTCGAGTTCTTGAAGTTGTGCCAGCTTCGAAGGATTATTCAAACGAATTTTGAAGGATGTTAGATCTTTTCCGCGATATCCTCTAGTAAACAAGTGCACCACTCCAATTTTCTCTAATTCAGAAACAATTGATCGTTGTAGCCTCTGCACTGTTCTGGCAAAACGAATATCTTTTTGTGCCAATGTTGTTTTATCTTCATCCGCCCCTTCAGAATTTGTCAAATAAGAAGGAGGAATCTTGAGGGCGCTAAATAATTTATCTCTAAGATATTTAACATCATCAATATCGCCAGTAAATGTACCTCCAGGCAAACTTTCAACCTTTGTTGATTCTCCACCTCTTACAGGAATGAAATAATCTTCTTCAATCGACATCGGGTTATAACGCAGGTCGACGCGACCCGTATCGGCATTAACTACTTGATTTCTTTTCATCTGTGTCATGACGCGCTGAACATATTGTTCAACATCTTGCGGTGGAATGTTCCCAACATCAATATAGAAAACTCTTCTTTCAGGCGATCTTACAATGCGATATGCCATCATGGCATCTTCCAAAAGTGTTAGCTGGCGCCAAACGCGTCGGGCCGGCTCCAAAACTGATGTTCCATATGGGGCATATTTGTCATTTCCTAAAATTCTGAAATGTGCAACCTGCCAATTTTCCAATGTGAGGCCGGCCGAGTTCCACTGGAACTGAACATAATTGGGATTATCTTCATCTTCTCCTTCCAGGCGCTCTACTTCTTGTGAAGGAAGACCAATGGCATATTTAATTCCTTCTTTTTCCTCTATGTCCAAATATAGAAAAAAATCACCAAATTTGCAAAGTGACCGGGCCCAGCCAAAAACATTGAATTCAATATTTAAAATATTATGATATAAATTATCTAATTCTATTTTAATTTCTTCATCGTGTGTCTTAATGTCAAGAAGTGGGGTTAGTTCAGTCGAAGTTGTAATTTCATCTGCGTAAATATCTAAAGCAGAAGCAATCTCAGGCATATACTCCATTTGATCAAAATCAATATATCGATCAGCTCGATTTTGATTAGACATATAATTGGCTGCAAAGTTACCTTTCTGCCCATATTCTGTTTTTTTGAATGTTTGGCCGCTAGTGGACGTGAATTTACTAGCATAATTGTCTAAATGTAGTCGACGGGGATGACGTTGATTTTGTTGCCGGAACATCGTCAGTGGCCCAGACAAAAGCTTAGTTAACTTTCTGAATAATTGATGTTGTGGATTTCTTGGATTTGTATTTCTATTGGCCATTTATATAATTATCCCTTGAGCAGCCAAATGTGATCAGCATATTTTTCTTTTTCAGCGCTTTTTACGATTGGCTTGTATCCGTGCATTCCGGAGATCGTTGTATTCATCATTGTATCAGATTTTTTCATACAGTTTAAGAAAGCTTTTTTATATTCCATATCTCTTTGATTTATTTCAAAAGCAATATCTTTGACCCAGCAGCCGATTGCAAAAGCCATGATTAGGTCGTCATTATAACCTCTCATCGCTTGAGGTTTGCTGTTGTGCCAAACAAATGTTTTCATTTCATTATAGGTTCTGCTTGAATATATTGTAACTAGTTTATTTCTAATGAATTCTTCTAGTTTAGCAATAACCAGCGGGCGAGTCTTGGAAGTCATTGAAAAGCCCATGACGGCACTGTTGCTTCTTTCTCCAATCAAGGGCTCAACATATTCGTGGCTAGATTTATAAGAATAAAAAAGATTTGGATAAGCAAATTCCTGAAGTTTGTTCAGTGCAGTCCAGCCAACTGTATTATTTTCAACAACAACCATACAATTGCCATATTCTTTGCCAACTTCATTTAACATATTGGCAAATAAATCTGGCGTTGCTTTCCCTTGATATTCTCCAACAATCTCCATTGTTTCAATTTTAAATATGAGAAAAGTTGAATAATCTTTTCCATCGCCCCGGGCAACATCGGCTGATAAAAGATAGGTCGAACCTGGCTGATACTTTTCCCAAACCCAAAAATTACGATCAAAGCCAGTTTTGTATTCTGGCTCCCTTATCCGTTCTCCAATAGCTTTCATGTCATCTGCATGAAAAACGGTCTCGCCAGACATGTTGAAATTACACTCAAGTTCTTGTGCGATTTGGCGCCTAGACATATTTTTGGTTTCATTTTCGAACCAAGCTTGATCTCGATCTGGATGGGCGCGCCACTTGAGCGTTGTCAAATAAAAATCATTATTTTCTTGTTCAGCATCAATGCAAGTTTGATGAAACCAGTTTCCAACGCCGTTGGGGGTTGACAAAGCAATGCATCTGCCACCGGTTGAAAGTGTGGGATATAAGCCGGTCCAAAGCTCTCCCAGGCCTTCGATATGGGCAGCCTCGTCAATAACAAGCAACGATAACGCTTCTGAGCGGCCGGCGTCAGAAGAAGTCGACGTCGCCTTAATTTGTGAACCATTGGTTAATTCGAACGAAGTTCTGTTATCAATAGAAATCTCTGAAATTCGAAGCCAGTCTGGCAAGTTTTTGTGTATTGCTTTTACTTTTTTAACAAGATTGGATGCTGTCTTGAATTGTGTCGCTATAACAAGAACGTTTTTTTCTTTATGAAAAAGCATCATCCACGCAACATAAGCTGCCGTAATCGTTGAAATACCAAGCTGGCGTGCTTTTAAAATTACATTAAAACGATAATTATTAAAGTCTTTTAGAAGTTCCGTCTGAAAATCATAAGTTTTGAAAGGAATAAGGCCATGCTGCGGGTGCGATATCCTTGCATAACTATTGATGAAATATACGGGATCCTTGCCAGATTTTACGATTTCTTTTAAAATCTGCTCTCTGGAAAGTTGATATGACATTCTAACTTTTCGCTTTCGAAAGTTCTTTGACTGTTGTCATTCCTGTCGTAGTATCTTTGCCGTGACCCAAAGATAAGAATTTCTTAAAGCTCTTATCTAGCTCCACATCTCCGCTTGGAGAAAGGCGATTTTCAACGTCTTTCAAACTATCAATATCATAGATTTTTGTAGCAAGAACAAAGACTCTGACGCGGCTAGTCGATTGTACAATCGCATCTACCTCTCCATCCGCTTTAAGTTTTAAAGTTTTACCAGTAATTTTTTTATATCGTTTCTTGAGATGTTTGACGATACCTGCCATTGTTTGTTCAAGCTCATTTTCTAGATTGCCGCTATAAACATCTTTTAAAAGAACTTCTGATTGATAAGTAACTACCAATTTGGCACCATCAATGCGGCATTTAAAGCCGTCCATCACGCGGGTATCGAGTATGGGATGACCTTCTTCTCTTTTGAGGCCAATTTTAATTGGTTGTCCTTTATCGTCTATGGCGCCGTCATATGAATCTGCAGCTGCTTGCATCAAGCCCCTTGCAACATCTAAATCTAATTGTGACATTTTTTTTCTCCTGGTCTCCATCCATTTTGCCAACGTTCTACGCGACCTTCAACGTAATTGATAAAACATTTATGGCAGCACTCAAATTTGTTATTATATATATCGTCTTTAATTGTTTTTAATCTTTTTGTGCAAACTGGGCAATTTAAAATGCTAGTTTCTCTAGTAAGTAGTTTTTTATTAATTAAAAATCCATCAAGTTCAACCTTCTCTTGCTGCCGCTCCATGGCATCCTGATGGGAAGACATTTCTCTAAGTTGTGCAATATATTCTTTTTCTTTGTCCTCGGACCATCCCGAATTTGGATTGATAATCGCCTCTCTGCCATATTTTTGACGAATGGCTTTTTCGATCTTTGCTATGTGATCCCAGTCTTTGTCCATAATATAAATAGCCTACGATAGTCGAGATTTCAAAATTTATACTTTACAGTATTATATATAAATTGTTAAGCTTTCCTTCGTTTTTAATTAAGTCGGCACACCACTTCGATTTGCAATATTTGCAGTGCTAACGCCGATAACACCTCCAATATTTGCAGCCGAAACCCCATCAATACTATGACTATACCCACACCCGCCGGCTGTATATGAAATAACAGGCTTTTTGCCACTAGGCCCTTGGCTATAATACATGCCGGCATTAACTTCTCCACTAGTGCCGGGATCGTATTCAACATCTAAATAATCATGATCATATTCAATTATGGCTAGTTTAAAAACATCTAAATCATTCATATCGCTCAGTGCCGCGGCATTCAAAGTAATACTATTATATCCTGATGTACTCCACGTACTAACTTCTGAAGAATATATAGTAAGGTCGCTCGGACCAAAACTACTATCCCACCCATGCAAAGCGTTAAAATCGCCGGTAGCTACTCCGGTTGATAAATCTGGTGCTGTTGCTTTGACAATTATAATATCAGCGGTACCGTATGTACTGCCGTAAATTTTTAATGTCGCGGCGGTGGCACAATCGTCGGCAGCGGGATCATCATCGATTCCAGAAGTATCAAAAGCGAAAAAGCTTCTTCTAATTGTGAATCGCCCCGCGTCGGTGTCGAGCCACTTTTTTACTTGTGTGCCCGCGGTTGTATATTGTATTGAATTCTGTGCTTTGGAGCCAGTTGGAGAATTGCGGCAAGGAGTCCAGCCATCATTTACTTGAGTTGTGGCGCCCCCTGGTGTCAAATCATTCTGATCATTATAAACTACTCCATCGGTTGTAGCGGCAATAATATCGGGCACTAACTTACCTGAACCCAATCGTTAGAAGGATTAAAATAGATTAAATGATCCGTATCATTTGTATCTAACATATGCCCGACTACTCGAACAATATCATTACTAGTTGAAGAAACTGCCATATCATATTCTCCCGCCGTTGTTGATAAATAAACCGGTCTTCCAATGTCGGTAGCAGCATTTGTAAAGCCATTCATTAATGTACTGTCAATACGAAGAATGCCCCTTAAGAGTACCAACCCCTCACTAGCGCCGCCATCAACATCTAAAGCAGCTGCTAAAATACCATGGCCTGCACTAGCTCCGGAAGTATCACTTCTATCGGCAGCGTACCAGACACCATTATTTAACATAATTATATGACCTTTGACTGAAATACCAGAATGAAATGTTCCAAGCTTGATCATATCTCCGCCGCCTTGACCGTCAGCAATTGCTGTTACGGCATTGCCAGCACTAGTGCCGCCGACACTGCAATCTGTTATCACGTCACAGGCGGTTACAGGGCCTGCGAGAGCTGGTATATACGAACTATTAGCAGCGCCCAATTGACCGATATGAGCTATATTACCGTCAAAGGCGGTACCTCCAAGTGCACCAGATATAATTAATTTATCAGATGTGCTTTCGTCATAAGATATATATGCGTCGCTGTCCGTTCCAAAATAAAGTTTTTCGTTATCATTAATGGTTAATGAGCCGCCCGATGATATCGAATTATCTTGGACAATTTTTTTTAACTTTGCCGGTGTATAATCGCCTATCGTGCCTCTTTTCGCCATTAATTTTGCACCTCTACTGCTGCATAAAAAATACCAATCGATAACAAGATACCAGCCACAATTCCGCCGGCAAACCACCAATGAGAATGATCATCTATTTCATCTTTGATGATCTCATTTAGTTGATTAATTTCTTTTTCTTTCTGAAGCAAAAGCTGATTATGTGTATTTTGTAAAGTATCGTATTGCCCTTGCAAAAGATCGATTGACAACTGCTTACTTGTTAATTGTATCTGAAACTCTTTTTGTAATCTTAATTCAAGTTCCTCGGCGCAATATCTACTTTTTGCAATGAACTTTGCACCAGCAATTGAATCCAGTAGAATCCCAGAAAACGGTGCAGGGTCGCCACTATTGATAGACGTTACTTTGCCTAGCTGGTTTTCCAATTCTTGAGATGCAGCGCCTGTTGTCACACATGTAAAGCAAACAATTAGAAAAATTGTAAAGATTTTCTTAAACATTTTGGGCCCCTAAAATATTGGCAATTTCTTCTGCTAATTTATCCGGATCATTATCAAATTTTTTGATAACAGCCTCAACTTCTTTTTTTTCTTTTTTTGGCAACTCTTCCATTTTAACGCTGAAGTCTTCTTCAATTTTTGTAAGACTTTCTTGATAACGCTTTAGGGCATCCAGCGTTTTTTCTTTTTCCTCAGCATTGTTTTTTTTAATGATTTCTATTTCTTTCTTGTAGTTTTCTCTAGATTGCAACATGATATCAAAATACTTATTTTTGACTCCTTGGCCGGCCAAAATACAGGCCAGCACTAACACCAAAATTACTGGAATATACCAGTGGTGCTTAATCCAGGTCCAAACTTTTTTCCACACTAACACCTTGTTTTCACCCATGCTTCCACTTGGCGGCTAGATCAACCAAAGCCTGTGAGCCGACATACATCAATGTAACGGCAACCCAATCATCGCTTGTTACCCCGCCGGCCACGACCAAATATGTGGCTGTTACCCATGCCAAAAATTTACGTGAAATGAATCTCTCAATATTTTTATCTAACCATGCTCTTGCTCGTCCCATCATTGAAACCTCCACCAATAAATAGTCTTTTGTATGGGGTTATCAATTTTTATTGATTAACAACTGCATAGCCTTTTTTTCTTTCAATCATAATTTGAGTATCCACTGTATCCTTTAAAGAATCTAGATGAGAAATGAGAAGCACAGTCTTAAATTGAGTTTTGATCATATCCAAGATTCTGATAAACCCTTCCATATTTTCTTCATCTAGGGCAGTTCCTGGCTCATCCAGAACAAAAATATCCCCCTTCGGTAAAGTTGAAACATTCAAGAGTGCAAGACGAATGGCCATGGCAGCAATTGTTTTTTCAGCGCCAGAACCCATTTCAATTGGGCGAGGATCGTGGCCGGGATGTTTAATTAAGATGTCAAGTTTTTTATCTTCATTTTCAAAAAAAACTTCAAAGTCAACAATGTTTGCAATAACTTTTGAAACCTCAGCATTAATCAGCGGAAGGCGCTTTTTGATGATATCATAAGAAATTCCATTAGCATGCATACAATTCATAAACAAATCATAAGCAGAAAAATTACCACGCAACGTCATATATTCTTCTTTATCTCGCTTAATTTTCTCGACTCTTTCTTCTAGCGTTCCGTTTTCTTTATATAAATTAAGAATAAGCTTTTGACATCGATCGTATTGTTTGCTTAATTTGGCAACCTCTTCTTCAACTTCTTCTTGAGAGGCCTGTAGAGTCTCCAAATTTTCAATAAGCTCTTTGTTTTGATCATAATATTCTCTCTGCTTTTCAAGCTCTATTAAATATGTTTTAATCTTGAAAGACTCATTTTTATTTCTTTCTAAATCAAGTTGAATAATATTTAAATCATTTTTGACCTCAGTAAAACTCTGCCAAAGGTCATCATATTTTTGAATATATTCCTGTGTCTTGCCAGGCTCCAATTCAGATATATTTTTATGTACACCATCTTTATTAATTTTAAGATTTTCAAAGGTAGCATATGAATTATCTATAGATTTTTTTGTACTATGTGCATCCTGAATGAATTTACAAGTTGGAAATTTATCGCCGCAAGGTACCTCATTTAACAAACTAATTTTCTTTTTCTGCTGTTTTATTTTTTCTTCTAGTTTATTAATTTCATTTTCAAGATCTTCCAACTCCTTGATCTTGTCATCAATTTCTTTTTGTTTTTCTCTTATGTCCTCAATATCAAAATCTTCAAGAAATTCTGCAGCCTTTTCAATATAGGCTTCTTTTTCTACGATTTGAGATAAAGTGTCACCTTGAATTTTTTCTAACGCCAGCAATTTATTTTCCGCCTCATTGATATCATTTATCAAATTCTTAATATCAATTATATCGTCAGGAATTTCCTTTAACTTTAGAGAAATTTCTTGTAACTCATTTTGTTTTTTAATTAAGCTCTCTTTTAAAACAAGACATTCAAGATCCTTTTGTTCTCGTTTGGAATTATTTTTATTAAAAACTTTTTCAGCTTCTTTAATTTCTTCGTCAAACAGACGATCTTCTCCTCGACGAATCAAGGCTTTCATATCGCCAGCTTCTTCTTTGGCCATTTTGAATTTACGCTCAAAGACCTCAAGATCCAAAAATTTGGCGAGAATTTCTTTTCGACGAGTCGAGCCCTCGCTAATATAAGAAAGCGAGCCGAGCTGGGAAGCCATTGAAGTTAAAAGAAAATCGTCGATACTTCCAAATATCTTTTTAATATTCTTGTCAGTCTCAATTCTTGAGGTACCGTTCAGGCTTTTCTCTTCTTGTAAGGCGTTGTCGTAAACACTGAACTCAAGATCAGTCTTCGCCTCTTGTGTTACGTTGCCTCGAAGCTTTTTGGTATATTTTGTGCTAACTCTTTCAATTCTATAAGTTTTTGCCCCGACATCAATTTCAACATAGCCTCGACAGTAATCCTTGTTTTGATTGATAATATTAAGATTCTTGCGATTATTCTTCGACGTTGTATTAAAAAGCGTGTAGAGCATCGAATCAACAATGCTGGATTTTCCAGAAAAGTTCTTTCCGAAAACTCCAACAATGCCGTTTAAGTTTTTGAAAACAATAGAATTCTTTTCTCCATAATTAAAAAGATTGTCCCACTCTAATTTTTTGAGCCGCCAGTTGACGTTTCGCGAGATCTCCTCCTCTTCCTCAACTCTTGTTTTATAAATGCGATTAAGATTGAGTATTTTTTCAGTCGTTTCGGTATCGACTTGATACTCCTGCAGGTATTCTTCAATTAATTCCTCCTGAACATTAATGTCGCGCAAATCTTCTTTTACCAATAAATTGGTCAAGTCCTCGATATTAATTCGATCGCCTTGTGCTCGATTTAAATAAGTAATGGCTTCGGGCTTAAAGCGCGTTTTTGCAACATCAATCGCTCGTCGAATAACATCAAGCGCCAAATGATTTTCAGATACAAGCCTCAGGCGGGCGCCTTTTTGAACTTCAACTTTCTTTGAAATTCTTCCTCGCGGCGTTAGTGGAATTGTGATAAAGGGTTTTGGATTTTTTAAAACAAAATGCTCACATGTGAAGTTTTCTTTATCCTCAATATCCCAAATCAAATATCCTTTGTCGTTTGTTTCTCCGTGATTCTGTTGGACCGTCGAGCCAGGATAACGTATCTTTCCTTTTTTGTCCAAGATTTGATTGGTCTTGTGTATATCACCAAGAAAACCATAGTCAAAATTACTAAAGATGCCAAGATCATTTTCCCCCCTTTCCATTCTCCATCCCAAGTCTGTTTCACAGTTTGAGATCGATCCATGATATAAAGCAATATTTATACGATTATTGTCAGAAGCTTTTTGCCAATTTTCTTCATCAAATACAGATAGTACATTCAAGGAGAAATTGCCCCTTAAAGGCGTCTCCCCCGAGTTTCGTAGTAGGTATAGGCTTTGATGTTGCAGCGCGCTTACGATAGGCGTAAGAGCGTCCTGGCGGCTTGAGTTCCGTAGGTTGCCATCATGATTACCGAGAATGACATAAGTTGGTGCTATGTCTGCTAAATTCTTAAGGAAATCAGAACACATTTGAACATACTCAGGGCTAATCTGAGTCTTTGTATGTGCAATATCTCCGCAATGAATTATGTAATCTGGTTTTTGTTCTCGAAGATTTTCATATAATTGGCTGAAAACTTCTCTATACTCTTTATGATACTTCAAATTTCGGATATGAGTATCCGATATGTGCGCAAAACGCATGCAAACTCCACTTATACTAGTATAATATACTAACGCTTATCGTCAGTGTCAAGGGAATTCGGTCGCGATATAATGAGCGGATGGCCGGCTTTCCTGTCTTGATATCTAACTCGTGTGCCGACTAGTCGGTCGACCCATTCACTTGTAATTCCCCAGTTGGCTTCTTGATTTTTTCCCATGTGATGATCATAATGCCATGGTACTTTTCTCTCTGCTTGTTGATTCGTTCCATCCTTTTGTTTTATA